AAAAAAAAAAAAAAAAAAAAAAAAAAAAAAAAAAAAAAAAAAAAAAAAAAAAAAAGCGGGGGGGGGGGGGGGGGGGTACTCCCCCGTAGCTTACCTTTTATATTATGGAAAAGAAAATTATATTTACCCCTGTGGAGCCTAACAGAAATCTCTTATGGCTACACTATAAGGAAGACCACCTGGTCTTAGAGAGATTTGGTTCTAATGGTTGGGAGAGTGTAGGAGATACAGACCATATAACAGAAGAAGAGTTTATAGAAGCTCTTAAGAATAAGGCAGACTTGGTTGGTGGTAAAGTACCTGCTGAGCAGTTACCAAGTTATGTAGATGATGTAGTAGAATTTAAGTATATCCAGCTTCCTGAGATACAGATTTCTGTTCTTGCTGGTAATGACAGCTATAAGAATGTTACAGTCTTTGTTAATGGCAGTACGAATAGTTCTGGTAGAATAGGCAGTAAAGATAAGTATCCCAACATGTTTGTTAACTTCGGGGAGAATACTTCTGAAGTAGACTGGATTGCTACTCCTGCAGAGATGGGGAAGATTTATGTAAATACCAATACAAATCATTCTTATAGATGGACTGGTTCTCAATTAGTAGACTTAGATAAACAGTTTACTGACGAGATTGCAGCTTTAAATAACAAGACTTATTCTATCATCTATGGCTCAGTTTCTAATAGACAGGATTTAACCACTGGTAATCCTGAGCAAGAAGTTCTGAGAGTTATCTATGAAACATTAGCAAGCGTTACTGTCTATGCTCTTATGAGCATAAGATTCTCTAATAACGGAGTATCGTATGTATTACCTCTCTTCGATGTAGACCCTTCTGAACATTCTTTCAGAATTTATAATGATGGAGCTCTACAGAAGTATCAGGTTACTTTATCTGGTAGTACTTATGCTATTGCCTTGGTAGAGAATATTGACAATAGTATATTTATCTCAGATAGTGCTGCTTCTAATTTAGAAGCTATAGGGAATCTTATACTAAACAAGACATATCCTTGTGTAATATCCATAGGTTCAGAATACATGATGGGTACTTGTACGAAGACTACAAGTCCAAATGTAACATATTGTACAGTAAATTATACTAACAGATTTAGGTACTATAATGTTGATAATACGACGGGTGTTGTCACCTTAATAAATAATATAGATATCTCTGAAGCATTCTACTATAATGCCTATAAATTAGCTGGTGGAGTTAAGACTAAACATGAGGTATACTCAGAAATGGTTGCTGCTTTCGAAGCTAATTGGGTAACCTTAGATTATTCAAAGTTAGGAACTACTTTAGCTGATGATATAGCTGAAAAAGTAGCTAATGCTTCTGCTATTGTACTTACCAACAATCCCAATTCTACTTTCCCTGAAATCTATTTAGGTACAAAAGTAGATAATACTATTCATTTTGTAAAAATAAGATATGCTTATGTAGGCTCTATTTATAGTAATAGCTTCTCTTACAATGTTACTACAAAGGCTCTAACTACTTTGAGTCAGGTATCGACAGTAAGTCCTGTACAGTATTACAAAGATAATGGTGGTACCAAGACTGCTTCAGAGTTCTTAAGAGATTACATGGGAGCTGTTACACCAAATTATTTCACAATAAGTAAAAGTCTTTTAAATACTACTTTAAGTGATAGTAATTTTACAGGTGTTTCAAATGCCTCCATACTTATCCTTAAACCTTCTGGAGAAGATACTACTCCAAGAGTATTTATCAGAGGTGGGTATAATGCAGATGAAGTAAGATTCCAAGAAGTTTCTCATTCTTCTAACAATTACATAGCTGTAAGAGCAATAATCCTTACTAAAGCTACTAAGGTCTTAAGTGCTGAACAAACTAATGTAATTCAGGGTGGAAATTCAGTGTATGAATATTACACCTCTGCAGGAGGTACGAAGACTGAGGCTGAGTTTAAGACAGCATTTGTCAATCTAATAGATAATGGTGGTTCTGGGGGGGGGGACTCAAGTTTATGACCTTGGTTCTAAGACAGTCCCTACAGCAGGGCCTTATGACATAACTGCTTTTAATGGTACTGAGTTTGGAGTACAGCTAAGAGAGATAGCATTAAATACTGTGGATGGTGTTCCCTTACTAATTAAGTACCAAATCGTAGAAGAGGTAGATGGTACTCGTTATAACAGACAAATAGGTGCTATTCCTACACATACTTATGACGGAAGACTTCAACTGCTTACAGTAGATTACGAAAAGCCTGTTATACTTGACCTACAAGGAGAGCAGGTAGATGAAGGAGTATACGACTATTCATTTGTTGTCACTGAATTAACTACGAAGACTTCATAATTGAAGTAATTGAAATATGTTTACAAGACAAGATATTTTAGAAATTGCTAAGAAGCTTAAACTAATTAGTGTTAGGGATTCTGAATTTGAAAAGAAAGAGGGTCCTGATGAATCTGATGAGATAAGTGTTCTTAGAAAGATGCCTGATGAGACCTATTCTAATTACAGAATAGGTCTCAAAAAGGCCATAGAGGAGTACTCAACCAAAGTAGAAGTAGTTCAGGAAACTGGACAGTCTACAGAGGCTGTTATGTCCCAGAAAGCTGTGACTGATGCTCTTAAAGAGGGTTCTTCTGTAGATATAGTACAAGAGACTGGAAATTCTACTGAAAAAGTCATGTCACAAGATGCTGTAACCAGAGCTCTCTTGGAAAAAGTTGGTTCTGGTACAATTAAAGGAGTAGAGGTTGTTTATGGGACAGCCCCAAGTCAAATAGACAATATTCTGTATATAGAATTAGCAGAAACTAATTAATATGGGACATAGGATAAAAACTCTTACCTATAATGGGAAGATATTGGCTTCTGATGATGGCTCTAATATTACAAGAGTGTTATATAATAGAGAGGTGATTTGGCCAAACACACCAGCATCCGAACCTACCAACCTTGTAATAGCTACATATAATGATACAGTTGCTACGTTTGACGGTGTAAAAGCTGGTTATTGGGAGAGACTATTCAGGGCTATTTCCAGTGGTAACAAGATTAAGAGAATCATGTTCAATGGAGAAAAAATCTATCCTGTTGAGAATGGTTATTTATCCATTGAAAAAGATAGTATCATACTAAGTGAGGCTAATGGCTTTGCTGATACAAATACAATTTACACTAATTTAACATTTACAATCAAGTAACATGGCAGAAGTTACAAAAAATCACATTGTGGTTACCCCTGGGTCAGGCTCAGGAAATACCACACTTCAAGTAAAGGCTTCTCCTGCCAACATGGGTAACCGTGTTGCACAGGTAGCTAATTTTACAGTTGTTGCTCCGGGGGTTACTCCGGATAAAACATTTAAGGCTACTCTTGCGGCTGCGCAAGAGTTTGTATCTTTTGATGATGGAGCTGAAATGTCAGTTGCAAAAGCTGGAGGTTCAATCGTAATTGAAGGTACCTCTAATTCAGACAAGCTTACATTCTCAAAAGGTGCAGGAGCTATTGTTTCGGCGGATATTACGAAGATTGCCTATAAGGTCAATACTTCTACGAATGCCACCAGTGGCACTGCTATTACAGGGGACCCTGGTGCTACAGCCAAATTCACTTTCCAGTTGACTCTTACAGCAACTGCGAACACTACAATTTCAGAGAGAACTCAGCAGATTACAGTTACAACTACTGGTAATAAAACTGCTACTATCAATCTGAAACAAACTGCTGGTGATGCTTACCTAACAGTTACTCCTACAGAGATTTCTGTTCCTCAGGATGGCACAGCAGTTCAAGTTGAAGTTAACACGAATACTACATTCACTGTTTCCTAAGCTTGACAAAAAATGTTAATTAGTGGGGGGGGGCAGAGAGGTATCATGCCTCTCTCCCCATTTTTAAAAAACAAATTGTATTTATATGAGTGTTCAGACAATTTCAATTCCTTGGAGTGTAGATGAAGCAGACTCTATTCACTTAACCTGGGATACCTCAGGCATTCCTGGGACTGTTGTAGTAACTATTACATCAGATGCGAATACTACAGGTGCTACACGTCAGAAGAATCTTGTATTCACTACCTCAGCTTCATCTGGACCTCAAGCGCAAGGCAATCTTGTAGTGATACAAGACAAAGAAGGCTTAATAATAGCCAAGTACAATAATATAGTCAGCACATACAATAATATTAAAGCTGGCTTTAAACGAAGAACATAATAAAAAAATATATATATGGCTAACGAAGTATTCAAACCTATAGAGGAATTTACTTTAACCTCTCCTACAGGTTCTGAGCAAATTCAAGTTTCAGCTACCCAGAAGGTTACTTTATTACAAATAGCACAGTTAGTTAAGAGTGCTCCACTACTGAGTAGTGAAGTGACAGTAACTAACTTTGAGACTCATAGCTACACAGGAAGGTATAGTTTTTCTGAAATTCCAAATAATACTGCTTTTAGCTTTAAAGCAGCCGCATCTGCAACAAATGGCCCTGGTGTAGCTGTATATGGGCTGGCTATTAAAATAGCCAGTGATACAGCCATTTACTTTGCTGGTGGTGATAGCTCTGGAGCTCAATATTGTATCTATGGAGTCTCAGGTGCTGGAACAACCATTAAGAACCTTCTATATGGAGAAGGCTTGACTAAAGTGGATGTTACTGATTTTAAAGCTCTTCCTACTATTTTAAGTTCAGTCCCTTCAGGAACTGTAGTTGCTTATAGAGCAGCTAATACAGTAGCTAATGGTCCTGTAAGTGGAGCTGGTTCATGGGGATTCATATTCAAGATTGACAGTTCAACTTATAGAGTAATTGCTAACATATTTGGAGGTACAGCAGCAGGTTGGGGATATGACTTGTATGTAGGTTCTATAAGTGGAACCACTACAGCTTATTGGTCTAAAATCAATGGTGCATCTGAAATTCCTGATAATGTAAAGTATCTGTCTCAGACTTATGTGACAGAGGACCCTACTACACTATGGTCGGAGCTTGAAAGCATGACTAATTCAGGCAGTGTAAGTGCCGGAGATTTCTTCCCCTTCAGATTTAATGCTAACACAGTTTCTACGCCTACTGCAAATGCAGGACATGGTTTCTATCAATATGGTACTAACTGTGCCTATGCTATTATCTTTGAAGAGGTAGCATCTGGAAATGGTAGAGCATGGTTTGGTCATTTTGAATCAAATGATGGAGCTGTAGAATGGACTCAAATAGGCAGTAGTGGTAGTAGTGGGCCTACGGATGCTATTACTATCACAGATTTTAAATCTCCAGGAGCTACCGCAGTTGCTTTAAAGCAAGGACAAGTACTTACTTTCTATGCACCTGGTGGGTCTAATTGGCCTACAGGTTACAGTTCTTCTCTATTTGGATATGTTCAGCGTGACACTTCAAATGCTAAGACTGCATTTTGGTATATGGCTTATGGGAATGGTGGAGATTCTTATGCTGAAAGAAGACTATGGTTAGGGTATACAGATAGTACTATTATTAATTGGACTGAAATAACAAATAGAGCCCCAGAATATCTAAAGGGCCAAAGATTTGATAGTTTACATGCAGACTATATAAACGAAGCCTTTGTAGGTCTTGGTATAGATGAAGGAGGGTCAATGGTACCTTTCTATACTGAGGCCTCTGCCACTCATACTCCAGAAGCAGGTAAACTACACTCAGGCTTTGTGATATTAGGACAAACTTTAGGAACTACCTACCCGGACTTTACCATTTATGTTACTTGCAGTACTTCTAATAAAACCTATATAGGACATATTCCTGCAGGTAGTAATGCAGGTGCAGTTCCAACTTGGTCAGAAATTGGAGCAGCATCCTCAGGTGGAGGAATGGAGTTAGCCGGAAGTGAAAGCAGCTATCCTATTAATAATGATTCTGGCCCAGTTACACTATCAAACGTAAACCCAGGAGACCATCTTCTAATTCAAGCTATGGTAGCAGGTACTGGTACAAAAACTACTCCACAGGGATGCTTTATGACTGGATGTACAGTACCTGAGGCAGGAGCTACAGAATTACTTCTATTAGTTCAAGATTTCAATGGTTCTGAAGATGCCCACTTTATGGCAGGAACTGTAAGTGCAGGGAATCCAGGAATAGAATTTGAACTAACTCTGTTATCTCCCTCAAGTATAGCTTCCATGCAAATTCAAAGAATGTGGAAATTGCCTTAAGATTAATTTGTGAAAAAATACTTAATAGTGGCTGTATCTTACATCCTTTTAGGATTAGCCATCTTCGGGCTCTACAAGAGTAATATCTCTTTAAGAGCTGAGAGGGACTTACAGACTGAGAATGTAAAGGCTTATGCAGCTTTATATTCAGATTCTGAAAGTGAGAAAAGAGTTTTCAAACTCTCTCTTGACCAGATGAAATCTGTAAATGACTCCATCTTTAACAAGATGTTGCAGATGCAAAAGGAACTTAAAATCAAAGACAAGAATATAGCACAACTCCAGTATAGGTTATCCACCGCTAAAAAGGTGGATACCCTATTACTGAGAGATACTATATTCAGAGACCCTGATTTTGAGTTAGATACAGTATTCGGGGATAAATGGTTCAAACAAAGACTTCATCTGAAATATCCTGGAGAAATCGCCTCATCCCCAGAAGTCACATTAGAGAATTATGTAGCTCTCGAAAATAAAAGGGAGACAGTAAAACCTCCTAAGAAGTTCTTTCTTTGGAGGTGGTTCCAGAAAAGGCATACTGTTACAAAAGTGGAAGTAGTAGAGAAGAACATATATGTAAAAGATTCAGTTTCAAGATTTGTAATCATAAATAAATAGATATGGCCACTGAAGTAATAATAGCCTTAATAGGCATAGCTTCTACTATAGTAAGCTGGGCCTTAGGTCGTAGAAGGACAAATGCAGAAGTTGCAGCCATGCAAATGGACTACATCAAAAGTGCAGATACCTTCTACAGAGAAAGAATAGATAATCTCCAAAAGGAGGTTACTGAGCAGGCAAAACAGATAAGGGCACTCAGGCTAATCATTGATAAAATGATAGACAATGCCTGCTTAGTACAGAAGTGCCCCAAAAGAAAATATTATAATCCGGATACTCTTGCAGAGATAATGGATGAAGAAGGAGTAACTTTTAGTAAGGTACATGAAGTTAAAGCTGGTTAGGAAGTACCTGGGTCCTGAGTATACCATTGGTGATTTATATATTGATGGTAAACTCTATTGTAACACCCTGGAGGATGTTAATAGAGATGCTAATAAGAATGGTATATTCGATGGCTCAGAGAAAAAAATAGCAGGAGATACCTGCATTCCCTTTGGAACCTACAAGATAACTGTAGATGAGTCCCCAAAGTTTGGCAGAGAATTACCAAGACTACACAATGTTTCATCCTTCGGTGGTATTCTCATACATAGAGGTAATACAATAAAGGACACTGCTGGGTGCATCTTAGTTGGTGAGAATACTGTAAAAGGAAAAGTACTCAACTCTACTATGTATGAAGTGGATTTAACTCAAAAGATTAAAGACGCTATTGCAAGAGGAGAGGATGTAACAATTCAAATAGTTTAATATGGCAAGACCAAGACCTTTAGGAGGTCCAAGTGCTGGACCATCTGCATATAAACTAAATGACCCTCGGAGTGACAAACCTTCTTGGTTTAGTTTGGGAGGGTATTTCGAGAAGAAAGGAAAAGGTAAAAGAGGAGTTAGGAGCTCCTCTTTAGCTCAACAAAAGACAGATAAAGGCAATAGAGGAATTCATGGATAAAATATTATCACACAGGTTAACTATATTGTGTGTAAAGTATATTCCAGTCATAGTTGCTCTAACAGATATACTTGCTATTATATTAACTTTCCTTAATATTGGAACAGGATTACTCGGTTGTATCTTGGGCACTTCTGTAATCTCTTTAGTACCTATGTACATTATGTCCTATGCTTTCAAATTTTGCAAGTATCATAGGAAGATATTAAACTACATAGTATTTAATAAGATTGCATATTTGACAGATTATATCTTTGTAATTCCTGCAGCAGATAAGATAATCTTTATGCTATATCTTGTAGTAGCAGGTATATTTCTTACTTTAATTATTCGTGATTATTTAAAATATGGGGATAGAAACAGTGCTTAAGGTCTTGGCTAATCTATTGAGAGATTTAGCTGCCAGAATAGATGCAGGCAATTCTAACTTGTCAGAAGAGGAAGCTGTTGAATTGGTTAGTGTAATTGGACATTATACTAATCGTGAAGAGTACATAAGTAAGTATGAAGCCTGTAAGTATTTGAATATTAGCAGAGCTACATTCGATAATTATGTGAAGACGGGCAAATTGCCCAAAGGTAAGAAGAGAATAGGTTTCAAAGAATTGGCTTGGACTAAGAAAGACTTAGATGAAGCTGTAAAGAAACTGAAAACTAAAAGTAGATAAATATGTTGACACAGAAGAAAATGACTATTCCTATATTTGATGTAGGTTTTAGGGTATGTATCTTTGACGATTGGTCTGAAGTTGAAGATATAGTGGGGGATTCAGAACCATCAAAAGGAGTAACTCTTGCTTTCCCTGAAAGCCAGAGAATCCTGGTGGCTGTAGACAGACACTTTCCTTCCACTATAGTTCATGAAGCAGAGCATGTTAAGAACTATATCTGGAGATTTATCGGATATAGGCCGATGAATGACAATGATGAAGTAGATGCGTACCTTTTAAAGTATATCTATAACAGAATAGTTGAGGTCTTCTACAAACATATAGGGGTAAATCCCAAAGACTTGATGGGTTAGTAACATCTTACTAATTTTATCTTTTATAACCCTGTAAGGCTCAATGCTTTACAGGGCTTTTTTGTGTCCTTAGGATTGTTAGGTAATTTCCAGAAATATACATATATTTGTACCTGTAAGCTTACAAAACACACAAATCAATTCGTATTATGGAAATTATTGAAAAAGTAAAGGAAAAGGAGATTCCTGCTGCAGAGTACTGTGACAAGTATGGATATGGCTCAGGCTATGGCAGAAGAGATGTCAATGGAAAGGCTAATGCCGGTCTTACTCTTGGTATCATAGGTACAGCTCTTGGAGCTTGGGCTCTATTTGGAAGAAACAGAGGTGCTGGACTTCTTGGTGGAGCTTCTGGTTTAGGTTCAGGTCTTGGTGGAGCTAACATCAATATCAATGGTCTTGAGTCAGGTATGGGTACTGCCAATGGTATTACTTCACCTTCTGCATTCCAGGCTTGGCAAAAGGGCTGTGAGAATGCTCTTGACCTACAGGCTGGCATCTACAATCTTGCTATGACTTATCAGAACAACAGATTTGCTGACAGACAGCAAATTGACAGTGAGCTGTTTGGAGTATACAAGAGCCAGATTGATGCAGACTTCGGTCTATACAAGTCTACAAGAGATGGCTTTGATGTTCTGAGTGCAAAGCAAAATCAAGATGCTTTCAATCTGTACAAGTCTCAGAGAGATGCTGATGATTCAATCAGAAAGGAACTCTCAGACCTTAAGGCACAAGTAGCTATCAATGCTGCTGTAAGACCATATCAGGATAAGCTTATCCAATGTGAGATTGACAAGGCTTTCACTGCTGGTATTAACTATACTGACAGAAAGACTTGCAATGTTATCTATGGTCAGGTTTGTCTGCCTAATGAACCTACTATTACAGGCTATGTTGGTGCAAACCAATGTGGATGCCCAAGAGTAGTTACAGCTGCTGCAACCCCAACCGCCTAATTTTAGGTAATAATACTACAATCCTATGGTTCCGGTGAATAATGTATTTTTAGGAAGCCCTGACCCTCTTCTTGGGCCATTAGACCCAACTACGGGGCTTGATGAAAGAATGGCTATGCTCGAAGCCTACCAGAAAAAACTGGCTGAGCTGAGACAAGCCAAAGCACAGATGAGTCAGATTCAACCTCAGGAGGCTACCCCCAGCCTATGGAATGAGATTGATTCTGAGGTATATCCCCTTACAGATGAACAGAAGATGAAGTTGGCACAAGATGAGGATTATGCTCAAAATGATATTGCACTTCAACAGATGGTTCAGACTGAAATTCTTAACCTTGTAAAAGGTAAGATAGAAAATTCTCAATCAGGCAAAGAGCTTCTTACTAATCAGTTAAGCATCGTAAAAAAGCTGAAGAAGAAAATTGTCGAAGAAACTAATCAAGAGATGGAGGCGTTTAGAAGATTCAAGGAATATTCTAAATCCCACCCCAATGTAACTTACGAAGAATTTATTAAAACTGTTTATCAATGAATGTAAATATAGTAGCTGAAAGAGTTAGGTCCTATATCAATGGACAGATTACAAGGATGGCTATGGATAATCCTGTTGTAGGATTTATGAAACCCATAATCACCCGAGTGATAGACAATAATGTCTATAAAATAGAGGATGGACTCAAGATGATAGCTGATAAGGATGGTAATATAGACACAGAAGCTATTCTGACAGAAATGTTGGATAGTGTAATGAAGGCTAAACCATTCACAATAAATACACCATTCATCGGAGACATAGAGATTGGTGAAGGTCTGGTTAAATTGAACCTACCTGTAGTAAATAAGAGGATTGTATTTAACTCTACAGACCTTCAGGAATTAAAGAACTTATTAACTAAATAAGGCTATGGATGGATATATGCTAAGAAGACTGATGGAAGAAAGAGGAAACAGAGGCTCTAATATGGTGGAAAAGTTCAAGGAATTCATGAGGTCTGAGAGAGGTGGCAGACGCCACTTTGATGACATGGACCCATGGGACTATGAATATTCCAGCAGAAGAAGAGACCATGAAGATGCTGACTTCCGCAGAATGATGGAAAGTATGGAGGACTCCGACAAAAGAAGAATGTGGGAAACCATGATGGAATCTCATGAGGGTAGAAGAGGTAAGCATTTCAGCCCTTCTTTTGCTAAGATTGAGGTTGAGGAAATGTCCCATACTGAAAATGGTAATAAACACAGAGGTGAAAAGTACTCGATGGAAAAGGCTGAGGAAGTATTTAGAAGATACAAGTCAATCCTTCCATCTGAGGTAACTGTAGCTGATGTGTATGTAGCAATTAACTGTCACTTCCATGACTTTGCACAACTGTACAAGGCATGGTTTGGTGATAACATTGATACTAAGGTTATTGAATCAGCTATAGTATTCTGGTTCAAGGATGAGGAATTCCAGGATGGTGAAAAACTCTGGAAATACTTCAATTATATGAAGTAATCTGCTAAGGGGATACAGTAATGTATCCCCTTTTTAATAGACAAAGGACAGTAAATAAAGTAAATTAATTAATGAAGTATAAGTAATGGATTTAACCTCTTGCTTTATTCAAATATTTATCATACTTTTGCACTGTTAAATATAAACTAAAAGGAGAAGTTTATGGGAGATGAATTAAGCATGGACCTTATTATGACAGGGGATGAGGCTGAAGACCTATTCCTAAATAATGGTCCAGAAGAAAAAGAAACAACTGTTCCCCCTACTGAGGGACAGAATAAAACAACTACTGAGGGTGAACCAGAGCCTATAGAGGAGATTAATCCTGAGGAACTGTTTAACTCAGAGGGCGTAGGTAGTGGAGAGACTCAAGAGAATGGAGAGAATGCCGGAAACCAACAAGGTGATGGTTCTTCTCCCAATGACAACTTCTACTCTTCCATAGCCACTGCTTGTAAGGAGGAAGGTATTTTCTCCAATCTTGAAGATGACTCTCTTGAAAATATCAAGACAGCTGAAGACTTTAAAGAAGCCATGAATAAGCAAGTCATGGCTATGCTTGATGAAAAGCAAAGACAAATCAGCGAAGCTCTTGAATATGGGGTAGAGCCAGACGAGGTTCAGAAATACCAGAATGCCATTAATTACCTGGATAGTCTTTCAGAAGAGGCTATTAAAGAAGAGGGTGATAAGGGCATATCTCTAAGAAGACAGCTTATTTATAATGACTACCGTAACAGAGGATTCTCAGAGGAAAGAGCTAAGAAGTACACTGAGAGGTCTTTTGAACAAGGTACTGATGTAGATGATGCTCTTGATGCCAAGTTAAGCAACAAAGAGTTCTTCTCAACCCAGTACAGTAAACTGGTAGAAGCTGCAAAAGACCAAGCAGAAAAAGAGGCTAAAAAGGATAGAGAGAAGGCGGAGTCCATTAAAAAGGCCATCATGGACACTGAGGAGCCTTTTGAAGGTGTAAAACTGGATAAGGCAACCAGACAGAGAGTATTTGAAACTATTTCCAAACCTGTCTTCAAGGATAAGGAAGGAAATATGTATACAGCTCTGCAGAAAGCTCAGCATGATGATGAGGAGGGATTTATCCGAAAGCTCGGATATATCTTTACCCTTACAGATGGATTCAAGAATCTCGATGGTCTCGTAAAGAGAAAAGTTCAAAAAGAAACTAAAAGAGGATTCCAAAGAATAGAACAGGCTTTGAGAACTCCCCCTACGCCAGGTGAACCCAGATTTGCAAGTGGTGTTGGAGGAGTAGAAGAAGTTAAGTCAGGAGGATTCCTTCTTGATGTATAATAACAATCCAATAAAAATAACAAATTTATGGCAAGATTAGGTAAATTTCAAATGCTTACCTTCAGTCACTGGAAAGGTCTGACAAAGGATAACCACCTTGGCTCAGTATTCCAGCTGCAACCTCAAAGAGCCACCACTATGATGGTTCAGCTTCTTGCTATGTACAGAGGAAAGAACCTTGAGACTTATCTATCTCAGTTCCCTACAAAGGAATTTGATACTGATGATGAGTACACATGGGATGTAATTGCATCCTCAAGAAGAAATATTCCTCTTGTAGAAGCAAGAGATGAAGATGGTAAAGTAGTAGGTCCAGAGGGTCTGGCAGGTGTAGGAGGAGCTCCCTTCTATGTTGTATTTGCAGAGGACTGGTTTGCAGATGGCAATGTAATTGTAGGTGAGAAGAATGAAATCTATCCTCTGAGAATTCTTGGTGACCCAAGAATGGAAGGTACAAATGCAGTCTACAAAGTAGAGCTTATGGGTGGTGTAACCACTGGTATGCCTGGTGAAGAGCTGCAGCTTGGTAAGAGATTCTCGGATGACTATTCACCTGTTGAGAAGGAACTCTCAAGAAAGGTTGGTGACATCCAGTTCACTTCACCTGTAGCTATGAGAAATGAGTGGTCAAGAATCAGAATCCAGCACAAGGTTCCTGGCTCAATGCTTGGAAAGAAGCTGGCTGTAGGTATTCCTTCGCTTGACCCTCAGACAGGAAAGAAGTTCGTAACTCCTATGTGGATGCACCACGTTGAGTGGGTATTCGAGAATAAGTTCTCAGAGAACAAGAATAACCTCATCATGTATGGTAGAAGCAACAGAAACCGTAATGGTGAGTATCTGAACATTGGTAAGTCAGGTAATGTCATCACAATGGGTGCCGGACTTAGAGAGCAAATGGAGGTAGGTAATGTAGTATGGTACAATGACTTCTCACTGAAGCTTATTGAGGACATGCTATATGAGCTGTCAATCTCCAAGCTGGCTATGAACAAGAGAGTCTTCATCCTGAGAACAGGTGAAAGAGGAGCTGTTCAATTCCACAGAGCTGCTAAGGACATGGTATCAGGATGGCTTCCTATTCCTACTGTAAACAACCCTGCTGTTATTCAAAAGGTACAAAGTGCTCTTAACTCTAATGCAGTTGCTGCTACTGATTACCAGTTCGTAGAGTGGAGAGCTCCTATGGGAGTAATCGTAAAGGTTGAAGTAGACCCATTCTATGATGACCCTGTAAGAAACAAGATTATGCACCCAGATGGAGGTGTAGCTGAGTCTTACAGATATGACATCATGTATGCTGGTGATATGGACCAACCTAACATCCAACTGGCTAAGGCTAAGAACTCGCCTGAGATGAGAGGTTATCAGTGGGGATTAGCGGCTTAAAAGCCTTTGGACATTTCTGAGTCCCCGAGCCCTGACCTTGAAACAGAAGAGAGGGCGAATGAAACAAGGTTAATTGCTGGAAGTTCCTTAGAGCTTTCACTGCCTTTGAACTTCAAACATTTGAATATGGAAGTTAAAGAATTATGGAAGCCTTTAGATTTATACAAAGGTATTCAAGTAAGCTCACTTGGTAGAATAAAGAAAGCTGCCAATAAGAGTAGGAGAGAAAGAATTCTAACTGAATTCCCCAAAGATAGGGACGGTTACTGTAGATGTTCAGTCCAAAAGCTGGATAATTCTTGGACATCTCAACCAGTTCATAGATTAGTGGCTATGGCCTTTATAGAGAACCCTGATAATAAAACAGTGGTAAATCATATAGATGGTAACAGAAGTAATAATAGTGTAACTAATCTTGAGTGGGTAACTCCAAAAGAGAATGTAATACATTCTTTTAAGTACGGAGTAAGAAAGATCTGCAAAGAAGTTCCTAAAAGAACTATCCTAACAGATTTTCAAATAAGTCAGATAGACCGACTTAGAACTATTTACACAGTAAACCAAATAGCTAAGCTATTCAATATAGAATATCAATCTCTTAAGAACATAATTCATAAAAGGAAACAATGTGAAAGATTGGATAACCAGCAGCCAAGCAATTATAAATCAATTTATGATTGAAGGTTCAACGACTATCCCGAGAGGGAGTAAGATTCAAGTGAATCTGAAATGCCTTGCCTAACTTTTAGTTAGTGAAGATATAGTCTGAACTTCATGGAAACATGAAGATAATATATGGAAACGATATATTAGAAACACTTAAATGTCAGAAACCCATTCACTGGTGGCATGAACAATAATAACATGTCCTACGATGAGGATTCATGTGTAGTACATGGTATGTGGACTGGTGGTGTCTTCATTCTTGACACAACAAGAGTAGTATCACTAATCCCTGCAATGCTTGCAGCTTAATCAATAGGGGAGGGTTAATCCCTCCCCTTATTTCACCAAACATATAAGGGAGAATAATATGGGAAAAAATCAAGAAGTTGTATTGGACATTACACCTGAGGAAACTCCTGAGGTAGTCCTGCAAAAAGCTCCTGCAAAGGAGAAAGAGGCTTCAACACCTCACAAGTACGAGGAGCCTGTAATGGTTTCTTGTCTCAGAAATGAGAGAGTTACTGTAAGATTCGTACCAAGACAGTCAGGTATTGTCACTGACCCAAGACATGTCAACTATGGTGGTATGGGGGAGAACTCGAAGAGAGTATTCACTGTTCCTAAGCTTCTTAGCACCAGAACTTACATGAATGTGCTTACTAATGAGGAAAAGGCTTTCCTCGAAGAGTATATGGGACTTGAATACAATGACCTGTCAGTGTACAAAAAGAAAGATAACTTCTGGAGTGGATTCAAGGTAGAGCTGACCAAAGGTGATACTATCCTTGACCTTTCAGTTCCGGATGATTATATCAAGTATAAGGTCCTGCTTGCAAATAAGGACTATATTGCTCCATCGCTGAGTGTCCTTCAGGATGTACCTAAGGCAACCTATCAGTTTGTAATGGTAAGCAATGAGGATGAAGCCAAGGCTTCTATGAGACAGCTGTCCTATAACCAGAAGGCTTACATGCTTCTTGGTAAACTACAGGACAATGCAGATGCTCTCAAGGTTATCATTGAGACTGTAGATGGTAGACCTATCTCAGACAATACTAAGCTTGAATTCCTTCAGTCTCAGGCTGGTGAGCTAATCCTAAGTAATGCTAAGCTGTTCTGCAAGGTGGCAGATGACCCTTATCTTGATGCAAAAGTCCTCATTAGAAAAGCCCACTCTGCTGGACTTATCTCTAAGAGAGGCAACTATTACTATATCAAGAAAGACAATACCCCTCTGTGTGAGAATAATGAGGAGCCTACTCTTTCAATGGCTGCCAAGTTCCTGAATGCTCCTAAGCATCAGGAGATTAAGCTCTCACTTGAGGCTCAATTACAATAGTATGAAACTATCAGAATTCAGTGCTGAATTTGACATACTGTATAATAACATAATGAGCAATATTGCGCCTGGTCTTACTGAGTATGAGAAATCAGTATTTCTCACTCAGGCCCAGGAGCAGTTGGTTATTGAGATTTACAGTGGTCAATATAAGGGGGAACCCTTCGAGAATAGTGAGGAAGTAAGGGAATACCTCAAGTCCCTGATACAAACAGAAACCCTTGAGAATCTTACTGAGGTAACATCTGAATTTCCAGATACTTACACTCACTACACTGTGAAGCTGGATGCACAGAATTTCTGGTTTGTCATACTTGAATCAGTTATATTCTCTGGGGAAGAAGAACCCTGTACAAATGGGAAAAGAGTGATAGTACAACCAATTACCTATGATGGTTATTGGTCTATTATGAGAAACCCATTCAGAGGCCCTAACAGAAATAGAGTCCTGAGATTGAATATTTCGGGAGATACAGTGGAATTGATTTCTGACTATGAGATAGGTAAATATACCTTCTCTTTCCTGAAGAAACCAAGTCCCATCATTCTTGAAGATATTGAGGGAGGAACCATTGATGGCAGTAGCACAGCTACAGACTGCAAGCTTCCTGAAGTTCTTCATAGAAGTATTCTTGTTAGAGCAGTGAATTTAGCAAAGAGCGCTTGGGGACAATCTCAAGAGCAACAATAATGTTTAATTAAACTCTTTTTTAAAAAAATGGCTACTTTTAGCACAAACCAGGCAAGACAGATTTATGTCGCAAAGAAAGTAAATGAAACCATCTATGATGCTCAAGGAGTTCTTAAGGGAGCTGCTGGTGACATTAAGTGTGTCGCAAAGCCTGATTATATTTATTTTGAGTATGTGGGTCCAGAGACTCCTCTGAGAAGTGACCTTATCAAGAAGGACCTTATCATGTCAGCTACACTGACTCATGGTAACAATATTCAGAAGTTCCTGAATGAATATGAGGTAACTATCACTAATGACCCTGCTGCAGGTCAGGAGTATATCCTGAGAATTGACATGCTGGGTTATGCTTCTCTTGGTATTGAGAATACATACCAGAAGTATGGCTTTGTAAAGGCTACGAAGAACATGACTAAGGCTCAGTTCTATGCAAAGCTGGCTAAGTCACTTGCAGGTAATTTCGCAAGAGAACCATATCCTGTATATGAGTTTATTGTTACAGATGGTACAACTCCAGTTACTGTTACAGCAAATACTGACCTTGATACTCTGACTGGCAACTACACTAAGCTGATTATCAGAGAGGTATCAGGCTACTGGCATGTAGGTACAGATGAGGATATGCCTCAGCTTGCTAATATCTTCACAGATAGAATCCTCAATGAGGGTGTTGAGGAACTTTGGGGTGAGGTTAAGACCATCACTAATACTGTCGATGAGGATGGAGACCCTGTTATTAATCTAAAACCAAGAAAGGATACTGTCTACAGACAGCTTGCTGACCTGGAGTACTTCCTGATGGGTGAGAGAGCTGACAAGTACAGACTGGTTGGATGGCCTAAGGTAATCTACACAGATTACATGATAGACAAGATTGGTCTTACTCCAGAGCAGTTCCTTGGTACAAATGACAGCACAGGTGTAGGTATCATTGATATTCACTACTCATATGTAGGTTCAAATGAGTCAGTACAGAAGTCAGAGAAGGATATTTGCATTATCCTCCCCAATGCAACTTCTGGTGGTGCTCTGGCACTTGCACAGGCTATTGCTAATGCAGGTGTTACAGTTGTTCACAAGAATTACGAAGGTGTAGTATCTACACTATAATTCATAGGGGAGGATTTATCCTCCCCTTTTTCATTTTAAAATAATTGGACTATGGTAGTTTTTAGTGAATTAAGAGTAACACATGATGGTGATAAGCTTATCATTGATGCTTTTATAGATACCAGTATCTCTGGAGATGAGAATCAGAAGATAGACCAAATTTGGGTGGATAAGAATATTCCTGTCTACAGAGAAGGATGTCCAGCACCCTCGAATGATGCTGTCTTGATAGCTTCTACTGAGGAAGCTCTTGACCCTGATGATAAAGCTAAGTTTGACCCTGCTACAATAGATGAGGCTCTTGTGAGAGGCTATAGAATTGAGGTACCTTATGGAAAATACTCACAATTCAACATAGCTAATGATATGCTGCATGTATATGTAGTTACATCAGGCCAAGAAAAGAAGGACTGTGAGTGCAATCCTGTAATAGGAACAGTAGTCAACATCTATCCTTACTATCAGCTCTCACTATATTATATGAGAGAGATGCAGGATAGCTGTGTTCCCCCAAGAGACTTTATAGATTTTATTCTTAAGTTGAAATCTGTAGAGATAGCTATTAAGACAGGTAACTATGACCTTGCACATCAGCAATGGGAGATGCTTAGAAATATAAAGAAGTTCCCAGTAAAGCACTGCAAATGTAATCACAATGGAGTCATATCTTAATATACTTGGAGAGGCCTTCAGTAGATTCTACAAGACTCTTGAAAGATATGGGTATGTTAAGGATATAGATGTCTATAGATTACTGGTTCTCTCCTATATTGAAGAGCTTCTGTCGGGCAGTCTGAATATGTTGATATCAGATGAAGAATATGATATAATCAGAAGAGTTCTTCTATGTCTTACTGGAAGTAACTGTCTTATTCCTTATCCTGCATATCTCAATCTACAAGAAGATTCCCTGATTAGACCTTGGCTTGCTACAAAGTGGCTAAGATACACTGAATCAGATATTATGAGGATTTCTGAGGAGGGAGTTCAGAGAGCTACAGAGAGGGATTCTCTACTGTAGGGATAAAAATTTTACTTAAACTCTTGCAAATATGGTAAAAAATACTTATATTTGCAAGAGTTTTTTAATATAACCTATATGGAGAATAGAATAGAAAAGGCCTTAGGGCTGATTGAGACAAAACCTTATCTGGCTACAATGGGAGCTAATACAGTAGCTGCCAGATATGGATATTCCAAGCAGGAAATCCTTGAGGCTAAAAAACTCTTCTATAAAAAGAGGTCTGAAAAGAGAGATGTCAAAATACTTATATTCGATATAGAGACAGCTCCTATGAAGGCTTATGTATGGAAGAGATGGAAAGAGAATGTATCTCTTGAGCAAACTATCTCAGAGTGGTTTATGATTTGTTGGTCAGCCAAGTGGCTTGGCTCTAATGAGGTCTTTCATGAGTGTATAACTCCTGATGAAGTATTAGTTGAAGATGACCGAAGAATTACAGAAGGTTTGTGGAAACTATTCAATGAAGCTGATATTATAGTGGCTCATAATGGAAAGAAATTCGACATTCCTAAGATGAATTCAAGATTCATCATTCACAAGTTACCCCCCTGCTCACCTTACCAACAGATAGACACTTGTGAAATATCCAAGAAGGTCTTTGGATTCAGCTCCAATAAGCTCGATGCACTGGCTACTTATTTTGGCATTCCCAATAAGGATAAGACAGACTTTGAACTATGGAAAGCCTGTCTTGAAGGCAATCAGAAAGCCTTGGATTACATGTTGCAGTACAATATAAATGATGTGCTGATTCTTGAAAAGGTGTACCTCAGGCTGAGACCATGGATGCCACATCATCCTAATGTAGGTCTTTATAAAGAGGCAAATAAACCTGTGTGCCCAGTATGTGGCTCTACTCATATGGAGGTTACACCTAACCATGCCTATACTTATGCCTCTAAGTTCCAAGTACTCAGATGTACAGATTGTGGAGCTTTGGCAAGAGTAAGATTCAATTCTTATTCTAAAGATAAAAAGAAATCATTAGTACTATCAGTATGACAGTAAAAGAAATAGTCTATATGATTCTTGATGAGGTCAAGAATCAATCAGACGACGCATATTACACAGAAGAGCATATCATATTCCTTGCTTCCAAATACAGGGCTTTCCTCTTAAAGCAAAGATATGGTACTGATATAAAGAAGAGTGTACCTGAGTCCAACTATCAGACTATCTGTTTAGACCTTGAAGAGGTTCCTCTGGAAGATTTCATCTGCTATACAGGACCAAGACTGGTAAGTTCAGTTGAGATACCTACTATGTTGAATATAGGAAGCCGTAGAATCTTCTCTCAGGTAGATTTTACCACTATCTATTTCACTTGGGTAAGCAGGGACAGATTCAATTATGTAAATGTGAATCAGTGGCTGAAGAATATCATCTATGCCACTAAAGGGCCTGACCACAGGCTTTATATCAAGTCAGGTAACCCACAACACCTCTACCTGAAGAAAGTCCGCATAAATGCCGTATTTGAGGATTTTGAAAGGGCTTCTGAATTAGAGTGTGACAATCAGACTGGAAAGGACTGTGCTGTAAAGGATATGTTGGATAGAGAATTTCCCATTGAAGATGCACTGGTTCCTCCCCTTGTAGAGCTTGTATTGAAAGAACTTACTCAGGCTATTTATAGACCTGTGGATAATTCAAATAATGCAGCAGATGACCTTTCTAAAGTAGGACTTGCAGTTAATAATAAGAAATGACATTAGCAGAATTCAGTGCTCAGGTAAGGAGGGTAGGTTCTCATCCTCATAAGATTACTAATTCCTGGGGTGTTTATGATTACTTCAAATTTTACAGAAGAACAAAGCCTAAAGAAAAGGAATACATACTTACTGAGAGTCAATACTTTGCTATTATAAGAAAAGTGAATACCATCCTTGCTGAATCCTTTGTGAGAGGCAAGGAGGTTCACTTTCCTATGAGAATGGGAACCATAGAGCTCAGGAAGACTCTTAAGAAGCCAAGGATTGGTCCTGATGGAAAGGTAATCTTCCACACATTGATTGATTGGGACAAGACAATAAAACTCTGGTATGAAGACCCTGAAGCCTATCAAAATAAGACTATTATCAGACAGGAATCAAGAGAGGTTTTTAAAACATTCTACAATAAAGCCAGAGCTACCTTTGAGAATAAGTCAGTATATATGTTCCAGTTGAATAAGGAACTTAAAAGAGAAATATCAAAAAATATAAGAAAGGGCATTATAAAGGATGCCTTCTTACTTTCTTAATATGGAAAACTATATAAGCATTAAGATAATACTTGACAGATTAATGAGGCATCCTCTTCTTCAGGACCTTTCATTCGAAACAGCTGTAGACTATACAGTTGATTTCCTGAGAATAGTAGGAGTTCCGAGAATATTCGAGGATAGATTTGAAACTCTTGAAGTTGAGGACTACAGAGCTGTATTACCTTGTGATTTGTTAGATATTATACAAGTTAAGGAACATTGCTCAGCCTATGCACTGAGAGCTACTACAGACACCTTCTATCAGGATGACAGAGGCCCTGCACCTTATGAATATACATTCAAGGTACAGGGAGATATCCTTTATACCAATATGAGAGAAGGCGCTCTGGATATAGCATATAAGGCAATAGTAACTGATGAAGAGGGGTATCCTATGATACCTGATGACTCTACTTTCATCAGAGCTCTTGAACAATATATCAAGAAGCAGTGGTTCACTATTCTATTTGATATGGGAAGAATACAACCTGCTGTATTACAGAATGCTCAGCAAGAATATGCTTTCTATGTAGCACAGGCTCAGAATAAACTGGTTATGCCTACTCTATCTGAAATGGAATCAATCAGTAACATGTGGACTTCACTTCTTGCCAAGAACAATGAATTCAAGAAAGGCTTCAAGCATACTGGAGCTAAAGAATTAATTAAGGTTCAGAGATAATGGGAGCTAATTGGACAGTCTATAAGCATACCTCCCCTTCTGGTAAGGTTTACATAGGAATTACTGGAAGGGGTGTCAGGAAAAGATGGGGCAAGGGAGGATATTATTATCTGCATGGTCCAAGAAGGAATATCTACTTTAAAAGAGCTATCTTAAAATATGGCTGGGATGCTATAAAGCATGAGATTATACAGGATAATATATCTAAAGAGGAAGCATGTAGATTAGAGCAACATCTTATCTCACAATATAAGGAAACTGGATTGTGTTACAATATGATTGATGGGGGACAAACAGGAGTCTTGGGATTAAAGAAGTCTAAAGAGTTCAGGGAAAGACAGTCCCTCCTTATGAAAAGGAACTGGCAACTACATCCTGAAAGGTATGCTAACAGGGCAACTTGCAAAGGTAGAAAAACTCCTATAGAAGTTAGGAGAAAAAGAAGTACCCCAGTTGTTCAGTACACCCTTGAAGGAGAAATAGTTAAAGAATTTGAGTCTATACCTGATGCTGTAGAAGCCACCGGCATATCTGGAAAGACTATAAGGAATTGTTGTAAGGGTGGCTATTACTGCTCTTCCAGAGGATATTTTACAAATATCTATTCAGCTGGAGGATATAAATGGAGATTTAAAGATGCCAGCTAAAGCTCAAATATTTATTCCGAAGGGAATGAAGAGGGATTACTCAGCTTCTAAGGCTGACCCTCAGTTTGCCTTTGAGAATCATAATATAAGAATTACTACAAGAGAGGATAAGACCCTTCTTTCCATTACAAATGAGAAGGGTAATTCTCCTATTGTACTTGACCCTGAAATCTCTTATGTAGGTATTGATGTTGTCTCTTCCAGAGTCAGTACCTCTACCCAGGTTAAGGCTACCTTGCAGGAAGAAGTTCCAGCTATAGGAATAAGGATTAAAGTCAAGTATCTTGATAATGCAGATTCTCAGTGGAAAGAAGACTATATAACCTTTACAAACTCTTCAGGGGTAGCATATCTATATATCTCAAAGGATGCAGAGCAGATTTCAGTTAGAATGGAGTTTTCCAATACCAAAGATAACATGTTCTATATCAATGGTCAGGAGAAGCCTACTCCATTCTCAGGAGTGTGTGTTGGAAGATGTATAGTAAATGACTATCTGGTTCTCTTCCTGTGGGACAATGGAGTAAGCAGAATTATAAGACTGGAGGACAAAGGAGAGGCATTTGCATATAAATGTCTGTATGAAGGTGTTATGGAGCTTGACCCTAACCACCCATTGGATACTTTAGGTATATATGAAAATAACAATATCCAAAAGGTATACTGGGTAGATGGGGCCCATCCTATTAGGATGCTAAACATCATAGAGGATATAGAGCTTACTGAATTGGTGAGAACCAGTCCTAATTATCTTGATACTGTGAAGGACATTCCTGATGATGTGAATATCAAGGTAGAGAGACTTCCTGAAGGAAATGGAACCTTCAGTCAAGGAACTATTCAGTATGCTGTTACTTTATTCAGAGAACATGGTTCTGAATCAGGTATAGTAGCTATAAGTCCTATAAACTATATAGCCTTTACAAATAGAGGGGCTAATCCAGAAGAGACCGTACAGACTGCTTTTAAGATTGAAATAAACCAGCTTAAATCTTTAGATTACTATAATTATGTAAGGGTTTACTCTATACACAGGACAAGTAAGGATGCTACACCTACAGTGAAGGTGGTAACCGATATGCCTTTGGATGGTGTATCCTCTAAGTGTATAGATACTAATGTATCAGGATATAATGTAGACCCCACATTACTATTGTATCTGGGAGGAACTACTATAACAGGTAATAGTATTAATCAGAAAGATGGTACCTTATTCTTGGGTGGATATAAAATAGCAGATGAAAGTATCTCTGAAGAACTGAAGGCAGAGATTAAAAGTGAGTGTACTATTAGCTTTGGTAGAAAAGCAACTACTATAGCCACTGCAGATAATGTATCGGAGAATTCTAAAATAAGGGGATATATATATGATTCTGCGCTAAATCATCCTGCATCAAAGATAACTACCTTCAAGAGTAGAGAGTGGTATAGGTTTGGTGTACAATTGCAATATCCCTCAGGAAAATGGTCTGATGTAATATGGGTCGGGGATGCAAGATGTAATTTAACCCCAGAAGTAAGAAGTCACTACTTATATGTAGTAGAAGCACGGCTTACTTTTGATAATAATTATCTTAAAACCTTATCTCCTACCTTCTCAAAAATAAGGCCTGTAGTTGTGTTCCCTCAGGATGCTGACAGAGAAGTAGTGGCTCAGGGAGTTTTAAGTTCAACAGTTTACTCCGCAAGGGACAGATTTAGTAACTCCCCCTTTGCTCAATCTTCTTGGTATTTTAGAGGTCCCAGTAGAGATTATTCTCTAATAGAAGTCATGCACAATACACGTTTGAGACTTAGTACAGATTATGGAGAGATACAAGGAGCTTGGTCAGGGTCTACCCCTCTTAATCCTTATGTGCAAGGAAGTGCTTCTAATGGAGAAGCTTTCTCCAGAAAGTATCCATCTGCCTTTTATGTGGATTCTTCTATAGTTACATTCCACTCCCCTGATATAGAATTTGATGATAATTTCGGAAGATGGGACAACTCAGCTCTTAAATTAAGAATTATAGGAGAAGCTGTATTTGACTATTCTACAAGATGGAATATTCTTACTACAAAAGGTCCTGGAAGAAATAAGAAGACTGCTGCAGAGAACTTTACAGAATATGCAGGCATTCTTTATGGCAATGAGGTGAATAGAGATGTAAATCCTATAGCTGGTAGGTGGACAGACCGGCTGTATGGGGATGGTGATGGGAACTGGATAGAATCCTTTCCTGTTTATACTTGGCAAAGAAGCGGTTCTTTAGGAAATTATAGCAAAGGAGTTTCTGGGGATGAAACAGCTGTGTTAGAGAGAAAGATTATGTCTACTCTTCTCTATTCTGATAGTCCCACCTATTTTGAAACTTCTTCTATATGGGATGCAAGTGGGAAGGTGACTAAAGATGATATGGAAGGATGGAAACTTACTCCAAATGCAAATAGAGATACTGGAATTACCAATATAAGAACTTTCAATTCTGAGGAGGTATCTATGGTGAAAATTCCTTCTCCTCAATATTCTGGCCTACCTGATTTAGCCTACTATGGGAATATAGATTCCCTACTGTCCTCCTTTGGGGATGGCAGTGACAGTCCTGCTGCAGGATATGAATATTCTTATCCTCTTACTATGTATGCCAGCAGAAATTCGGATGATATAGTAACTATATATGATGGAGTTCCCCAGTGGACTTCAACTGCTCCTCAGGTTAAAGCGTCAGACCCTATATCTATATCATACAAATCTACTCCACATGCGGTCTTTGCTCTTAATTATACTTTTGGAAAACAACAGAGAATTTTACCTACAGATAGAATTAGTGCTGGTGTTGGGTATTACCCTAATTTCCCATTCTGGGCAACTGAACCTATTGGAGAAGGTGTAACCTGGGTAACCTATGATACAATCTCTGCAGGGAAAAATGCTCCCAAACTATGGATTGCTGAGTTGTATAAGGATACAGATGAAACTTCGAGGTTCGGTGGAACCTCTCAGGAAGCCTTGGAGAACAATACTTGGGTTCCTTGTGGGGAAGCTGTTTCTTTAATTGATTCTCATGGTTTTTATTTGGCTTGCAATGTAGGAGATACTTACTTCCAGAGATATGATTGCCTTAAGACCTATCCATTCAGTGATACTTCAATCAATAATGTAATTGAGATAGCTTCTTTCCTATGTGAAACAAGAATCAACATAGATGGAAGATATGACCAGAATAGAGGTCTTATCAATAATACAGCTGTAAGCCCAAAGAACTTCAATCTATTGAACTGGGCTTATACTCAAAATGATAACTTCTTCACTTACAGATTGATAGATTCAAAAGAGTTTTCTCTTTCTGAATATCCTAATTCTGTTATCTGGTCTAAGACTAAAGTCTTCGGAGAAGAGACAGACTCTTGGACTAATCTTCCTATGACTTCTGTGTTTGACCTTGATGGTGACAAAGGAGGAATAGTAAGTATTCAGAAATTGAATAATGAATTGTATTGCTTTCAACCTGATGGTCTGTGTAGAATACTTTACAATTCAAGGTCCCAAATGGTAACCTCAGACTCCGGGAACCAATCTATTCCTGTAGAGCTTGCTAACACTGGTAAAGTAGAAGGTAAAGCCTATATGACAACTGGTGTAGGTTGTTCGGATAGAGCCTCTATAATTACTACACCTACAGGTATATACTTCTTGGACAAGGACAGAAATAGCTTATTCATGTGGGGTCCAGGAGGTCTTACAGATATGACTGATAAGTTCAGTTTCAGAAGTTGGGTAGACCAAATAGACTTTTCAAAGAGCTGGGACCCTATCAATTACAAAGGAATGAAGGCATTCTATGATGATACCAATGGAGATGTATATTTCGTAACTGAATCTCCTAACTCTACAGTATGCTATTCAGAACTGCTTGGTAATTTCTCTTCTTTCTATAATTATGAGAAAACTCAGGAGATGTTCTCTATCAATGGAAGGTTTTTCTCTATAAGAGATGAGAATATGTGGGCTCAGGGTGCTGGTGAATATAATTCATTCTTTGGTACCAAGAAGCCTTACAGTGTGGAAATTATCTGTAATACAGATGAGCCTGTTGATAAAATATTCAATACTCTTGAGTGGAGAGCTACTGTCAAGAAGAATGGTGTAGACTCACAAGATACTTTCAACACAGTTAGAGTAACTACTGATGGAGAGTATCAGGACACTGGAGAAGTATCTATCATGAATATGACAAGTAAGCCTCAAGGTGGTATGGTCAACTCTCTAAATACTTCTCTTAGAAGAAAATTCAGAATGTGGAGAATACCTATTCCAAGAGACAAATCTAATAAGAGAGACAGGATGAGAGGACCATGGGCTAAGATTAAGCTATCAAAGGAAGGACAACCTGAATTTGGAGGTCCTGACAATGAGAAAATGGAGCTACATGACCTTGTAGTCCACTTTTTTGAATAGAGATTATGGTGGGCAAACTATTTTAGTATGTCCACCATAATTTATTTTATAACATGCTTTGAAATATCAAATATTTTACTTATATTTGCACAAAATTAATCACTTATGCGCAATAAGAGAGTTAAAAAACAATCCATCCCACCAGTGAATCTGTATGGGTTTGGGTCACAGATAGCCCAAGGTTGGCAGGGAATGAACTCAGGCCAAAAAGCCTCTGCTGTGGGGGGAGTAGCTTCTGGAGTAATAGGAGGTGTTTCTGGAGGTACTGAAACTAAAGGAGGTAATATCATGAAGGGAATAGGTTCTACTCTTTCTTCTATCCCTACACCCTTTACGCAAATTGCAGGAGCTGCCTTACAGGTAGTAGGAGGTCTTACCAATGCTGCATTTGGAACCAAATGGAATGATGAGTTTATTGCTCAGACTGAGAGTGGTATAAAGGAACAGGCTAATACTCAATGGGATGCTTCTTCAAATGCAGACCTACTCAGTAGCTGGGATGACTTCGATATGATGAATCATGTCAGTAGAAGTCAAGTGGGTAAGGATGGTTGGTTTAGTAATAAAGCTAAAAAGAAAGCCAGAAAACTGAATGCTCAGATTGATGATGCCAATGAAAGAGCTGTAGTAGGCTTTAATAATAGAGTTGAAGGAGTAGATACTCAGAATGACTTGGCTGTAGCTGCTAACTTTGCAGACCTTGGAGGATACTTGTTTGGCAATGGTGGAGGTATTCATATCAAAAAGAAGAATAGAGGCAAGTTCACTGAGTATTGCGGAGGCAAGGTTACCTCAGAGTGCATTCAAAGAGGCTTACACTCTTCCAACCCCACTACAAGAAAGAGAGCTAACTTTGCAAGAAATGCAAGAAAATGGCATGCCTTTGGTGGAGAGCTTGGTACTAATGGTACTGACTGGACCAATGGAGTAACTATCTTTGGAGAAGGCGGTACTCATGAAGAGAATCCTAATCAGGGTATTCCTCAAGGAGTTGACCAGAATGGAGTACCTAATCTTGTAGAGGAAGGAGAGGTAAAGTATCAGGATTATATATTCAGTAATAGACTGAAAGCAGATAAGGAAATCCTTGAAATGGTAGGACTTCCCAACAAATATAAAGGAAAGAAATATTCGGACCTTGCTGAAAAGGCTTCCAAGGAATCAGAAGAAAGACCTAATGACCCTATCAGCAAAGCAGGATTAGAAGATTCTATGTTGAGATTACAAGTAGCTCAAGAAGTACAGAGAGCTAAAAAGAAAGACAATAAATTTGCTAAGGGAGGAAGACTCTTTGATGCTGGAGGCTTCAGGTTCAGACAAGATGTACCTGGTTCTAATCAGTTTGTAGCCAATAATAGAGATGGTAGTGTAGGTGTGACTATAGGTAATTATCCTCTTGGAGTTCCTTCCTTTGGAAATTACAGAGTTATTCCTGCAGAAGCTCCTGTCACAAGAAAAGTTGCAGAACCTGGAATTGCTGAGTCTATTCTGGGTACTGTTCCTTCAAACAGAGATATAGCCAATACTCTTATGGCTACCTATGGTGCAGGGGATAGAGGTCTTCCTATAGAGGATATTCCTGAGATAAGGTCAGCAGCTATCCAAAGCACTCCTTCAGATGAAGGAAGTGCCCTGCCTACTTATATGAGATATGCACCAGCTCTTGGTGGAGCTTTAGGTGCTTTGGCAGCTACACTTACTCCAGTAGATGCTCCGGATTACAGAAATGCTGATTCAATTATAAGAAGCAGAAGGTCAGTAGGCTATACTCCATTGACTCAGAAGTTGACTTACAGACCCTTCGATAGAGAGTTCTATCAGAATAAACTGAATGCGCAGGCTGGAGCTACAAGAAGAGCTATTGCAAATGCCTCTAATGGAAATAGAGGAACTCTGATAGCTGGTCTTACAGCAGCTGACTATAATGCTCAGAATCAAATGGGTGATTTATTCAGACAGGCTGAAGAATATAACCAGGCTCAAAGAGAAAGAGTTGCAGGTTTTAATAGACAGACAGACCAGGCCAATGCTCAAATGGGTATTCAGACTGGAATGTTCAATTCTCAGATGAGACAGCAAGCTGCTTCTGAAGCTGCAAGAATGAGAATGATTGAGAATCAAAGATACAGAGCTGACAGAGCTGCTAAGAGAGATGCTATTGCAGCCAACCTCACTAACTTCCTTGAATCACTCGGTGGTATTGGCGAAGAGAACTATTGGAGAAATGCAATAGATAGTCTGCGTAGGGCAGGTGTCTATCAAGCTGGCACAGACCTTCAAGGTAGAGTAAAGAGAAGCGGAGCTAAAGGTGGTAAACTAAAATTAAAACTATAGGATATGCCAAATGGATATATGGTAGTAAACAGCAGATTTAAGCCTTTCTCCTATGAGGAGATGCTTAGACCTATAGCTGCTTATACAGATGAATACAATGCCCAGGAAGCTGCCTATGGTGAATTAGCCAATCAAGCAGCTCAATGGGAAAGACTGAAGAATAGTCAGATTGACCAAGATACTTATCAGCAATACAGAAGCTATGCAGATGAACTTCAGAAAGCAGCTGATGCACTTGCTTCAGAGGGACTTAAGCCAGGAGGCAGAAAGGCTCTTCAGGAGGTGAGAAGAAGATATACTGAGAATATAGTTCCAATAGAACAAGCTTATCAGAGAAGAGCTGAGCTCTCTAAATTACAAAAGGAGATGAGAGCTAAAGACCCTACTACTCTGATTGAGAGAGAAGCAGATGAGATAGCTCTCAGTGAGCTTATAGCTAACCCTGAGCTGTCTCCTGCAACTTATTCAGGAGCTTATCTTGAAAATTCTGCAAGACAGGCAGCTTCTGCATTGTCTAAAGAGATGAGAGATGACCCAAGAAAGTGGAGAAGCATTCTGGGTGGTCAATATTATGAAACCAGAATGAGAACCGGATATACTGCAAAAGAAATTCAAGATGCAATCTCTGGTTCTGATACAGCTCCAAGAGAGCTTAGAATGGTGATAGACCAAGTTATGCAACCTATCTCAGGTTGGGGTAATGAGGAAGCTATCAGTAATGCAAGAAACTATACAGCAAGAGGTCTGTGGAATGCCATCGGAGAAGAGAAATATCAGATGGCTGAGAATTGGATGGGTAAACTAAGAGCTTCTCAGAAAGCTCAGGAGGCTCCTACAGACAATCTATTCCCAGGAGGTAGCTTCAGAATGGCAAGTCCAAGTGAAACTATAGGTGCTACAAAGGAGGTTCAGAATAGAATATCTGATATTCTTAAGAAAGGCAAACTAAGATATAACAATGGATGGGTTCAATCTGTAGGTGGTGCTCCTTACACTAAGGAAAGTTCAGCTACTTTATTCGATGCAGAAGGAAGACTTAGAAGCAGAGAGGCTGTAATGAGAGAGGGTTCTACTCCAGAGGAAAAGGCATCTATTTCCAATGCTTATGACAGTCTGATGGAAGACCTTGGATATTTCGGATTTACTGATGGTACAGGTCTTACAGTAGGAGAGATTAACCAAGCTATGCAGAATAGGTCTTATGAAGATTCTCCCACAGCCCTTAATTTCGAGAGAATCCCTATTGACCCACAAGATGCTCAGGCTGTAGTAGGGAGCCTTCTTTCAGAGACTGTAAGTGCAGATGGTAAGACACTGCAAGGTGTGAAGAAGATAGAATCATGGGACAGAAATGGTGTTCCCAGGTTTAGTTCTTCTCCTGTAAAGAAGGGTGATGTACTAAATGAGGATAAGAATGGTAAGATTACTGTGAAAGGTTCTCCCGTAATTGGTGCATCTTACAATCCTAATTTGCAAGGTCAGGTAATTACTATAGATGGTTCAACCTATCTTGTAGAACCAGAAACCTTCAGAGGAAGAGTAGGGTCTAATGATTTGGCAGCTGCTCAGGCTGAACTCATAGCAGCAGAGGAGGATTTCAGAAGAGAAAATACAATGCAGGCTTATAGAGCCCTTGAGGTAGCAAGGTCCAACTATAGAAGAATACACACTCTTCCATACACAGTTTCTGCAGCTGGTGTTAACATCAAGCCTATAAGAGACAATTTATTCACTAAGTAATATGGCAGTAGAAGATATAACAGCTACAGGTGGTCATGATTTAAAGGGTATAAGAAACCCTGACCTATATCAACCATCACCTACAGAGATAAAAGTAAGGCAAAGAGCCCAAGACCTAAGTATGGGTAGAGTGGGCTATGAAGATACAGGGGCTCCAGGTTGGAGCACCCCTGTACCTATGCCTGAATTGGGAGATTTTGGAGCTTCAAGATATGACTCTGACCTTTTAGTTAATCCACAAGACCAGTGGGATGTTGCTAATCTTAGAGCAGCTAATCAACCAGCTCTTGCCAAATGGGCAGCTGCTGTACCACAAGCTGTAACTACAGCTGGCACTACCTTTATGCAAGGTACTCTGGGACTTCTTTATGGTGTTGGAGCAGCTATAGGTCAAGGGGAGTTCAATAGACTATGGAACAATGATTTCACAGCAGCTATGGATTCTGTCAATAAGGCAGTTCAGGAGATAGCACCTATCTATCAATCTCAGGATGAGCAAGAAAATCCTCTAAGAAATCTGTTCCATGCAGGTCCTTTAGCACAGAACCTTGGTCAGCTTGTAGGTTTCATAGCAGGTGCTGCCTATTCAGGTGCTGCCTATATGAAAGCATTCGAATTTCTTGGAAGAGGAATAGATGCTCTCAGAGTAGGCAAAGGAGCTTTCAAGGCTGTAAGCAGTCTTGCGACTTCTTCGAAGAATAATATGGCTACCCAGGCAGCTGCTTCTATCTTAGGTGCTAATGGTGAGGCCACTATCGAGGCTTATGGTAATACTCAGGACTGGGCCAATCTTAAGAAAATGCAGTTAGAGGATATATATAGAGCTAATCGAGATGATATTCTTGCAGAAGCTACTACTCAAGCTGCAAAGGAGATTAGTCCCTATGATTATGAAACCAGTACAGATTATTTTACAGCTCTTGAACTGAGAGCTTCCCAAATAGCTGATGAAGGCTATAAGCAAAGACTTGCTGAAATAGAGGATGCTTCAGTCAGAATGGGTAATGTAATCTGGGCAGAGAATATGGCTCTTCTTGGATTCACACACTATAAGACTCTGGGTAGAATCTACTCAGGTGGTTATAGAGCCAACAAGACTCTTTCCAACTTTGTAAGAAAGGCTACCAATGAAGCAGGGGAAACTGTTCTTGAAGCAGCTCCAAGAGGTACTTTCAGAAATATTGTAGAATCCTTAGGAAAGGCAGCTTATGAAGGTGTTGAGGAGATGTCACAGTCTTCTTTTTCGAAGGGTGCTGGTTATTGGACTGAGAAAGATATTTATGAGCCTTTAAGAGAAAAGAGAAATAGACAAGGTGAAGCTGAGACCTTCAATCTTATAACAGGTCTTGCAGAGGGTCTTAAGGACCAGCTTGGAGATGCCAATAATTGGGTTGAATTTATTATGGGTATGGGAGCTGCCATGCTTCCTATTCCTATGCCGCATAGAAAGTCCAATGGAAAGATAGGAATCTTCAAGACTCCTGAAATGATTAATACATTCAGAGAGAACAAAGAGATGAATACCTTGGCTGCTGAGACTGTGGATAGAATCAATGCTATGAGAAGCACTCCTCAGTATCAGACCCTTATGGATGCCCTCATAGTAGATGCTGTAAAGGAGAATAAAAAGAAAGGTAGCATGGGAGACCAGTTTGCCTATAAGTCCGAGGATTTCGGACAGTTGGTTAATCTGGTTACTTCTCTTGAGCAGATAGACAGAGTAGACCTATTCACTGATGAGGTAGATAAGGTTCTTGAAATGGAAGAAAATGATGAGAATGGACAAGCTATTCTCGAAGGTCTTTCAAAGGATGGAGAGGTACCTGACTACCTGAGAAACAAGAGTACTATTGAGATAGTAAGGGAATACAAGGATAAGGCAAGACAGGTAAGAGAGGATATTGGCAGAATAGTCACCAACTCTGAGAATATCAGAGCCACTTATGGAGACCAACTAAGCAATGATGCTTTTAATTCTCTTGTGACTTTGAAGAGTCAACTGGATAACTGGAATAGAAGATACAAGGAAGTTGGTAAGCAAATTCCAGAATATCTGAAGACTGCAGAGGCAGACCCTCAAGACCACAACTTGAATGTATTGCTTAACTCAATCAATCAGGCTCAGCCTGCTCTTAACTTCAGAGAAGAGAATCTTGAGGACTTATATAAGAGAGTCAGAAGCTTCGTAAGAGAGAAATCCAAGGGACATTATCTTGAGGATGCAAGTGCAAAGAGAGTTACTGATGACCTTATGGATATGTACAGAATGGGCATGTCCATGAGAAATGGCATAGTAGCCTTCAATGCTATTACCTTCAATCCCGAATCCTTTAATCAGAAGGTTGAGAAAGAGGCTCAGAAGGAAGAGAAAAAGAGAAAGAAAGAGAATGTAGGGGATCTTAAGTCGAGGTTTGAGAATGTCAATACATTGAAGGACCTGAGAAATCTCGAAGCCTCTACTACTCCTGAAGACTATACCTCTCTTATCAAGAGCCTTGAAGATAGCAAAGACCCCAAGTATATAGAGCTCAATAAGAAGAAAGCACTACTATCCAATGTAGTGAATGCTGTAGATAGTCTTGAGATACCGGAAGATATCAAAAGCATCATCAGTGAGGTAGCTGAGAATGTCATAGATAATAACCCTGCTACTCTTCTTGCAACTCCTTCAGGAGCTATAAGAATGAATACAGCTATAAAGAATGAACTTTCGAGAGTTATCTCTCCAGATGAATTCAATCTTACTCCTGAGCAGTTGGCACAACTTCCTCAACTTATAGAAGACACTATCACCAATACTCTCACTAAAACTGGTGAGACCAATGCAAAGGTACCCGATGTAGCTCCTGCATCTGAGTCACCCTTTGAAGGTGATATAATCTTCGATGATGGTTCTGTCTATACAGAAGCAGAGGAGTCTGACAGTGCTATGGAAGAGGATATGAAGGAGGCAGAGAATATTGTTTCTCCCGCAAAGGCAGACTCTCCTAACCCAACAGAAGCTCCAGCTACAGAGAGACCAGCCATTAATCCAGATACACCAAGTCCTGATGTAGACACTTCTGTAGAGTCCTATGGTGAGACTTCAGGTACAGTTACAGAAGTCAACTATCATGCTCTTAAATATACCGGAGAGCTTATAACTCCTGCAGACAGAGAGTCCTGGAATGCCTATGCAAGACAGCAAGGCATGATGGAAGTGAATGAAAACTTCACCAGAATATATGATTATCTGACACAAAAGGGAGCTTACAACTATCTTAATAGGGGAGAGCTGAAGAGTGGTGATACAGTAATTGCTTATATAGACCATACCTTCGGAGACACTATCTTCTTTGGAAAACCTCTCAAGGATATAGGTGAACTTCAGTCTTTAGATGACATTCAGGCACTTATGGCAGCTCCTGGTTCCTATAAGCTGGATACTAAGGTAATGAAATCCAAAGATGGACAAATTACTATAGGTACTAAGGCTCATTCTGTAAGTCAGATATTCAATGGTAAGTTCAGATTCGGAGAAGAAAGAGCTCTTGATTCTTCAGTAATTAATGCCCTATTCCCAGAGGGAGTAAGGCCGGACTGGACTATAGGAGTTATATCTAACAATGGTCAGATATATTCCAATAAGCCTCTGTCAGAAGACATGATAGCCCATGATTTACCATTCTCTGCAAATCAGGATGGTAGAGTATATCTATTTGTAAAGGGTCCTAATGGACAGTATATGCCTCTTTCACTGAGGGTTCTTCCATTCAATGGAATGTTGACTGGTGAGCTTGGTGATAAGATTAGAGATGCTATACAGCTTATGTCACTTGCAGCTGATGAAAGCCCTGGAAATGGTAATCACCCTCAGTTGAATAGTGGTCTTGAAGCTCTGTCCAAGTGGGTATATACGGGTAATCTTGTAGGAGTTATCACTGAATTCAGAGCAGGTCCTGGTATTCTCACAAAGCATCTTGCATTCCTTAAAAAGGACAAGGCTGGTAAAGTAATCCAGAAGGAATATGTACAGTTGGAGAAGCCTACTTTAGGGGATAGGACAAGAACTCAGGAAGAGCTGATGGAAGATATTCTCAATGCTCTTATGAGACTGGGAATGCACTATCAGGTAGATAAGAACAGACTTAAGACTGACAAGTCTTATGCTGATACTCTCATGAAATGGGGGCTTATATCTACCAATGTAATTCCAAGCCCTGTAATGGACACTAACTTCTTCCTTGTGAATAAAGTATATGAATCTGGTAGAACTGTGGCTACACCAGCTCCAGCACCTGCTAATCCATCTACTGTCACAGAGGTGCCTGTATCTACTCCTCAGCCTGCAAGACCAGCTCCTAAAGCAGTTCTTGGCTCTAAGCCATTCAGTGTGGAGTTGTTCAGTGATGCTTTAGCTTCTATGTCCGATAATATCAAGGATTTACTTGGTAGCCTTAATGGTAAAAGCATGAAAGTCGAAAGGCAGATGCTATTGGCCTTAGCTCTTACAGCTGACCCTTCTAAGTTCGAGAAGTTGGGAGGTATTGAAGCTCTGATTACTTCAATTATAGCAACCAAAAAGGATAAGTTCGGTAAGCTGTATGAAGACCTTACCAAGAAGTTGGGCCTTAATAAGAAGGCTATTCTTCCTGCAAAGATTCCTATCTATAGTAGAATAAGAGAGGCTCTTATGGGAGACCCACTACTTGATTCTCTTTATCAGGCTGACAAAGCAGCTACAAGCAGAAATAAGGATAAGAGTACAGCAGGTGTAAATAAATTCCAAAAAGATTTGCAAAATACAAATAATTTACTTATCTTTGCAGAGCTCACTGAAACTCAAAGGGAGAATATGGCTCAGGTGGGAATTACTGAAGAGGAATTCAACAACTGGAGTAAAGAGGAGCAACAGAAAGCAATAGAATGTTATTCATAAGAATATGGCAAAGAAATGTGTAAATCTTAATGCACCGGAGATTAGGGAGTTACATCAGCAACTAAATGCTGATGTAACTTCTTCGTCTATATCACCACAGCTGATAGGTGTGAATGTATCACTGTGGCAGGAGCAGAATAATACAGATGACTTTCCTACACTACCTGAGCTTAAGGAGTTTATGAAGGTAAAGGAATCTGAGAAGATTCAAAGAGCTGTGGTAACTACAGCCTTTTCTCCAATAGAGAGAAAGCAAAGAGTAAGGTATCTTGCCAATAGATTTTCTGAGGTAGTCACTGCTCTATGGAATAGAGACAGAGAGGCTATAAGAGAAGAGCTAAAGAGACCCGGAGATGCTTACAGAAGAGAGCAATTACTTCATAGTCTGAATGTTATGGACAGGGCTCAGTTTATTACCCAGCAATATGGGGTAAAGCAAATCTGGGACCTTGTAAAATATAACTTCCTTGACCAGGCTATTCTTGACCCTGAGGTGGATGCTGTTACTAAGGAGAAGAAAGCCAGAATGTTAGAGCACTTTACAGAGCTTGTAAAGGAAACTGCTCCTATTCTTAAGGCTACGGAAGGTATCAATATGTATGTAGACTCCGGAGTAGTCAAAGTATCTGACTCTTATCAGGAGAATATGGATGAAATAGACCAAAAGAATGACCAGTTGGAACAGGAAGAGCACTCTTCAAAGGAAGATTGGGATTTCAGAAGTGAGAAGACTTCAGGTCTTGATACCCTTTCACTTAAGGTAAGGTCACTTCTTTCTGCTATTCCAAGAGTTGATATCAATGGTCAGGAAGAGGTGGATGACTTAGGAACTCCTATCTATCTGGATATGGACATAGCCCATGGAACTCTCACTGAACTGCTTCAGGGAATGCAGTCTGTAGAGGACATGATTCCTACTCTTGAGTTCCATGTAAAGGAATTCCCTTGGCTTGCCAATGTAATAGACTCACTGAGAAGAAGTACTGTACTGAGAAACCTGTTCTATGGGGATTTCAACAAGACCTTTATCCAGTATAATTACATCGACCCCCAATCCAATATATCCAAATCCCTTAATCAGAATATCAAGCTTAAGCCTATCATAGATAAGTACAATGAGAACATTAATACCGGAGTATTGCTGTCTAAGGATAGTGTTTATACGAAGGATAATGCAATTAATGCTTCAAATGTAACTTCTCTGAAAGAAAAGGCTATAGCTGCTCAGACTGAATATAAGAAAGCCAACTCAAGAGCTCAAGGTCTTACACCCTCTCTAAAGAAGACTATAGGTAATCTTCTTCATTCTATAGGTGTCAGCTACTCTCCTGATGCTCTGGAAAGAATACTCACTTCACCGAGAATCAGTAATACCAAGTCTGTTGCAGACCCTGTGAATATCATTTTCAACAATGCTATTCAGATTCTCTCAGGCCTTGAATCAAATCCTGTGAAGTTCAGTACGGAACTTATATCTACCTACAAAGGTAAATATAATGCAATAGCCCGCCTATTCTTCCTGGAGCAGGGAGCAAGGGAAGCCAGCTTCAGACAAGGTGGTGATTCTTATTATTCCTATATGCTTCCTAACTATCTTTCCAAGCTGGTAAGTGGAATAAAGGGAACCAATTTCATGAACATTCTTCAAGAAAAGTTCAAAAGATTCTCTTTCTTCTATGACAAGACTGCTGGAAGATGGATGAATGGGTTACTTGAGAGATTGGAGTCGGATTCTGAGGCAAGGGAGAGATTCGGAGCTCACACATTACTTTCCAATAAGGATGGTAAGTCCTATATGGAATGGGGATTTCTTGATACCATCATAGTCAGAATGACTGAATTCGGTGCTTTCACCAATGAGAAAAGCAACTATGCAGGGTTTATGGTTCCTGTAATGTCTGATGCTCCCAAGTGTTACTTTATGACACTTCCCAAGATTGAAGAGACTACTGCTGCTTCTGTGAGGGAGCAGGCTCTTGATTCCCTTACTGATGTGGTAATGCAGGAGTATGTGAGAATCAATCTTGTAAGACAGAGAGAGCAAAGAATGGCTGCAGGAGAAAGTATAACTCCTATAACTAACTTTGACTCAAGGGCTTCCAAGGATAAGATAGGTGGAGCTCAGTTCAAGATAATCCCAGCTCTGAATAGTTACAGAGTACCTCTTTCATCTACAGAGTCAGTTCCATTCCTTGACAGAATGGATGACCTTATGAGACGTAAGTCTCTTGGTGAAGATGTAAGTCAGATGATTCTCGATGAAACTAAGGATGCTCTGTCAGCTATCCTTAACAATGATTTCAAGGCATTCCTCACCAAGTTGAAAAATGAAGGTGCTTTTACTGCTGATGATGAGGGAAGACTTCCTTTCCCAGGAGTTAAGTTCGATATGACTGGTATTCCAGCTCTTAAGAAAGCTCTGGAAGGTGTGAGAAATGACCTTGTAAGGAATAGACCTGAGATGTGGAATGACAGCTTCGAGGCTTTCTATAGAAACCTTGAGAATCTGTCATTTGACAGAATAGCTGAAGGAGTGGCTACTATAAAGAATCATCTGAATGCCAACAAGCTTCCGATGGTTGCCAAGAGGATAGTCTACAATAATGTACTTATCAATAAGATTGAGGACTTCTTCTATAATGATTTGGTAGCCTCAGGTCATATCTATGAGCTGCTTACTACAGACCTTGCCTTCTATCCTAACCTTACTGACCTCTCAAAGAGATTCAAACAGGTTCAGGGTTCTACACAGAAGCTGGCATGGGAACCTGGGACAAAGCAGAGAGTGGTAATTATGAAAGACTCTGATGTACCAGCAGGTGGTCTTGAACAAATCAAGGGTATCTATGATGCAGCTGTCAAAAGAGGAGAACTTACTGCTCAAAGAAGAGACCAGTTGCTTGGAAAGCTCTCAGAGATTACTGAAACTGATGGTCAGGCTATTACTACTCTTCCTTACTATAAGAAGCTTATGCAGGCTGGAGGTAACTGGAATGCAGAGCTTGAGAGAGTATATCAAAAGATGATGTCTCCAAGAGAGCAGAGATGGACTATGGATGACTATAGTGTACTATTCCAGATTATCAAGCCTTTCGTATATACTCAAAGAGGATTTCAGGATGCTCAGAGTGATGAGGTAATGCCAGTTCCTTTCCAGAATAAGAACTCTATCTTCGTACTTACTCCTCAGCATGCAAAGGGTAAGCCTGAGCTTGAAGCTATGCTTCAGTATATGCAGGAGCATAATGTAGATGTAGTTCAGTTTGAATCAGCTGTAAAGGTAGGTAACCAAGGTAATCTTGAGCTAAAGGGAAATACTAAAGAGGAGATACTTGCCAATTTGAACAACCAAACCAATGGAAGGGATAGTCAGGTTATCTTTGAGATTGACCCTAATGACTTCGGAGTTCAGGTTAGTACAGTTCCTCACTTTGTAGATTCAGAGGCTCTCGTAGGCTCTCAGCTTAGAAAGATTGAGATGAAGGATATTCCTGATGATGCTACTTTCCCTGTAAAGGGTGAGGTTCTCTCCAAGCAGGAGCTAAGTAAAGCTATCAATGATATCCAACTGGCTAATCAGGAGGAAGGTCTTGAAGGTGTAAGAGAGGTGTTCAGCTCAGATAAAAGACTGAGTGATGAAGTAACCTCAGAGCTTATGAAAGATGGTAGATTCGGTCCTGATGCAATCAGAGCTGTATCATTGGCCTCTGATGGTAAACCGGTTCTTCCATTCTTTGCTCCTTCGAGAGCTGCCAAGATAGTTGCAAAACTTATTTCTATCATAAAGACCAGAGTATCCAAGCAGAAGATGGCCGGAGGTGCATATATTCAGGCTACTTCTCTGGGTATCAAGAGTATACAGGGTAGGGAATCTTACAATGGAGAGACCTTAGAGGTTAAGTTCTCACCTGATGGAAAGAGATTGGAGTATATAGAGTGTCTTGTTCCAGCATGGAGTAAAGAGCTCTTCGGCCCCCTGATGGACCCAAAGACTGGTCTTCTTGACATCAATAAAAAAGATTCAGCAGGTAATCTGATACTGCCTGAAGAGGCAAGAAGAATGATAGCCTATAGAATTCCTACAGAAAATGGATATTCCATTCTTCCTTTGAGAATCAAAGGCTTCCTTCCACAGCAGGGTGGTGGTGCTATTATCACCAACCCTCTGGTCTTCACTCTTACAGGTTCTGACCTTGACGTAGATAAACTTTATTTCTTAAGACCTTCTGTTCAGAAAAAGCAGAGAGTATCTTCTGAAATGGTTGCAGCTCTTATAGATGAGTTCAGTCCTTACGATGAGGTTACTACAGATACTTTCAGAAAGGTAAGGGCTTTCGCAGAAAGAGCTCTTGAGGATAAGCCAGTAGAACTGAATGATATAGAGTCTAAGATGTATGACTACATCCAGAATCACATGGACTTGCTGGAAGTGGGATTCGATGTAATACCTTATGGTAATATCAAGGATGCAGCTAAGGTTAAGGACAAAAGAGCAAGAGATAATGCACTCTTTGATGCTTATTGGTCTATTATGACCAGTGAATCTTATGCTCAGATTGCTACAAGACCTGGTAACTTCGACTCACTGAAACATGCAGCTCGTATAGCTACTATTCTCAATAATCCTGATGCCAAGGTTCCAGGTTCGATAGATGCTCTTACAAAGATGTCTATTAAAGAGCTTGAAGCTCTGATTGACAATACTCTTGCCAATCCTCTTTCACCAGCTCACATAGTAGATGTTCAGGTAAGAAACACTGTAGGTAAAAATCTGATTGCAATTATTGCAAACCATAATGCTCACTATGCAGCTACTCAGGGAATGAATCTGAAAGTAGGCTCTAAATATCAGTTCAGTATAGATGATTCTATTCTTGATGATGTAAGTAAGCCCTCTGTAGGAACCATGAAACTGTCACTGGCTCTTTGTGAGTATCTTGCAGCTATTGTGGACAATGCTAAGGACCCTGTTCTTGGTGATATGGGTATTACACCTGTAACTATCAATGCTGCTATGGCTATGGTTAGGTCTGGCTTCAGTCCAGTGCAAATAGCTCTGTTCCTGAATCAGCCTTCTATCAAAAGAGCTCTTGCTGCCTACAACAAAGATACCTCCTCTTATAAGGACATCACTGATTTTGTAGATAAGCAGATAGGTGAATATACCAATGCAAGAAATGCCTTTGCATTTGCAGCTGGTGAGAAGTGGTATCCTAATTATAAGTTCAAGTCTTCTACTCTATTCCAGAATATCAAGACAAGCAGAGATAGTCAGGGGATGGATGCAGAGCTTATGAAAGCCAAGAAAGGAGATGCAAGCTATGCCCAGTATCTGGAATCACAGCTATCAGCTCTTTTTGCATTCAAGAAATCATTGGCAGTAGGGGATTATCTTAATAAGATGATTACCAACTCTAAGTTCGACACTACCAATGGTTCTCCTTCTAAGTCTTTCTCTCATGTGATTAAGAACATGTTGAAGCTGAAGAACTTCTATAATGCTCATACTCACGCTGAAAATCCTATTATCTCTGGTGAGCTTCTGGTGAAGCCTACTGTAGGTAAGGGAGAAGCTACTAAGAAGGCCATTGAAGAGTCACATCTTCCTTTCATCCAAGGGTTCTATTCCAATACTTATGGTGTAATGCCTGAGATATATGGTAAATATTTCCCATTCCTGAAAGACTATATGCTGAATGCTCTGGATGACCTTTCGAGAAATAGCAAAAGAGGAGAGCTGAGTGAAAAGGAGATAGATGAATATCTTGAAGACTATCTTACTTACAAGGTATCCAGACTTCCTTCGCTTGGAACTGAGGTACTGCCTGATGGAACTGTAATGACAGCTGAAGAGAAAAGAAGATATTTTATCAACTCATTCCCTAAGAGATTTGTTGATTTAAGAGCTTCTATTCCTGAGTTAGCTCAGAATGATTTCATTCAGAGAATCAAAGCTTATAGAGCTAAGAGTAAAGATGCTTCAGGCAAACCTTTCCTTTCACCTACACTTCTCTTCGAGAATAGTGGTGGATTGAATGCTCTTGACAGGGAAAGATATACCAATGCCTGGAGAGACATGCTCTATAGTGACAATGCTGATGTAAGACAACTTGCAGTGGATATGTTCAAGTATGCCTACTATAAGAATGGTCTTGGCTTCGGCCCTACTTCATGGATGCACCTTGTACCTATTGAGGTGGAATTCAGCATTGACGGATATAGAGATGAACTCATGAGAATCCAAGAGGAAGAGGGTGAGGATATGGATGGTTTTACAGAGCAGTTCATACTGAACCATACTGACAATAGGAATATTATCTCCTATGCTCCTGAGCAATCCGCAAAGGACATTCTTGGAAGTATTGAGAATGGTACTTTCACAATAGATATTCAGGATGCTGTCAGAGACCCAGAAGGAAATCAGAAGTGGCTTGTATCTGATGTAATAGGAAATGCAATTATCTTCAAGAAAATAGTAGGTGTAATGTCGGGGAACACTCCTAAGATATTCCGTTTAATCAGTGAAACTGAGGACACAGTTTCTTATGCAGAGGTATCTAAGCTCGGTGTGAGAAATACCTATAAGGAATACTCTTATGGTGCAGATATAACTGACATGAAATCTCAGGTCGGAGAATACACAGAAGGTGACAATGTACTTAATACTGGTATAATGCCAGGTCCTGCTGAATCACAGGAGGAAAGATTTGATATAGCCGGAGCTGTAGCTGAGGCTAATATAATGAATCAAACAGAGGCAATAGCACCTGATATGCCAATGCCAGACCTTGCAGATTTAAACAAAGCACCTCAGAATCTTGAGGATTACGCACTGGAAGATGATTGTCCATTTTAATAATTGATATATGGCTTGTATAAAGGAAATAACAAAGGATAGTGGGCTCTATAAGAGCCTGCTATCTTTCCTTCCGGAAGATACTGTGGAATCATTGATTAGGTCAGTGAATTCCACTGCTTTTGAAGAAAGATTCGGAAAGTTCATAGAGACCAGAAAGGGAGAACCTACTGTAACCTCTATACTAAATATTTCAAAGGAAGCCCGTGAAAAGGCTGATTTGAATAAACTTGTTCCTATACTTGAGAGAGAATGGGGACTTAGGGATGACTCAGGTAAAGTATCATTTCAAAGTACTGACAAGCTCAATACAATGAAGAATCTTATAGATTCTGCACCTATTGGTAGACTGGTTACTTTGGAAGTATCTGAGACCAGTCCTGATGATACTGGAGTAGTGTTTAACCAAGGTTCTTTTGTACAGAGAGACAGCTCTTCTACTGAAGCACCTACACTGCTCAGCTCTTTAAGAGCTCTGTTAGAGGGAGCAGGTATCCCCAAAATAGCTATTTCCAGCCTCATAAATCGCTTCAATATGGAAGGCAGTACAGATGACCCACTTGCTATAGCAGAGGGCTTAAAACTCTTCCTACAGGGCAAAGGAGACATTACTGACAGATATGTGGACTTTGTAGTCTCAGCTCTTGAGGGGACCCCCGGTATTACCAGACTGACTGACTATATCACTGAAAAGGGATTGGCCCAAAGAATACTCGGTGAAAGCTTTGCCAACTACCAGCAATTATACAGAAGTGATGAAAGTAAAATAGCCAGAAGAGCTGCTTCTTTCCTATTGAAGAATCTTATGGGAGGAAAGGATTACTCTAACTCTTCTATAGGAGTCTATGAGCTCAATGCACTGAACAGACTTACCTCTCTGACCAAGAATAACTGGGAATCCATGAAGAGGAATATCTCCATGGAGCAGCTTAACACTGCTATCAATACTGCAAGAGGTGTAAGTAATGAGGCTCAGGAGACTATGGATGCCCCTACTGAAACTACTGTTGAAGCTCCCAAAGTAGCTAAGACCAGAATTGAAATTATTGCTGATAGAGAGTTAGCTTCTCTTAAAAAGGCTTATAAGACTGAGGCTATCAGGCTTAGACAGTTTGGTCAGAACAATAAAGAGTTCTCTACTGCCCAGAAAAAGTTCCTCAATAACCTGGCCAATAGAATGAAGAGGGGTCAATATAAAGCTGGTATTTATGAGTTCATAAAGAGAGCTGACCAAGATTCTTCTGCTCTTGAAAAGAGAATTGCCACACTTGAATCAAAGGGATTGAAAGAAAGAATGACTCAGTTGAGAAATATTGACTCGTATCTTTCATCTTATGTTCCTACTATCAATGATATCATTAACTCTACAGATGCAAACTCTTCTGAGTTTCAAGAGGTATATTCACCTCAGGTAATGGCCCTTCTGAAGGAGACCAGAGCAAGACTTGAAGGAGTTACAAGAAAGTATAATGCACTGAGTGTCAATACTTTCCTTGAGTTCTTAAAAGCTGAGTTTGGTCAAGATTTCATTGAAATTAAGACTGGTGCAAGGAAAGGAAAGTATTACTTTTCAGACCTTATAGACAATATGGGTCCTGATGTAGGATGGGCTGACTTATGGCTGAATGCTATGGCTTCTTCTCCTGACCTTATTGGAAAGGTACTTGACCAGGCATTCCAGAGAACTGAGTATGAGGTGTATGATGAAGTAGTTAATACATTAAGGTCTGACCTTCAATCTAAGGCAGAAACTCTATTTGAATCCCAAGGCAATAGAGATACATCATGGATGTATGAAAAGGATGAAAGTGGAACTCCTACTGGGTACTATATAAGAAATATAGATTATGCCAAATTCGATAGAGAGGCCTATAGAAAGGTTGAAGAACTTGAGAAGAAATATCAAAACCCTGCTGATGTAAAGAAGGCCTTAGAGGCATGGAGAAAGGAGAATACAGACTTAATTAATGGCGTAGAAACTCCCAAAGCTTCACTCTATTCCAACTCTACTTACTACAAGCTGACTAAAGAGCAGAGAGCTTTCTATGATGCCTTTATGGAATTGAAAGGTAAGATGGATGAGATGGTGGGAGTCAATGACAGACATAAGGCTATTCAGGTAAGAAAGGATTTCATCGAAAGACTTACTACTGGTAAGCTTAAGGATGCTCCTAAAGAGATTAAGCAGTCTGCGAAGGATGCTCTTTTCAGAAGAGTGGATGATGTGGGATATGCTTATAAGGATGTACCTGTAGATTTCGAGAATAATCCTATCTACTCACTGCCTATATACTATGTGAAGAGTCTGGAGAATACCTCTGACCTATCTACAGATGCCTATGCCTCTATGTTTGCATATGCTTCAATGGCTGTAAGATATAAGAGAATGTCAGACTTGGTGGATACTCTGGAAGTGGGTAGGTCTGTTCTTTCAAGAAGAACTGCCTATGAAACCTCAGGTGGTAAGATTCTAAGGTCAAGACTTCAAGGTCTGAAAGATGAGAGTTTCTTTGACCCTGTACTTAAGACTGGTGAAGGACAGAATGCCTATAGAAGATTCGAGGCTTGGATGAGAGACCAAGTATATCAAAAAGGGGCTGTGGATGCTGGTACTACTATGGGAGTAGATAACCAAAAGGCTACCAATGCTCTTCTTAGCTTGGCTACTATAAAGAGCCTTGGTCTGAATATTATGGTAGGTATGGCCTCTATCACTTCAGGTCTTGCATTCACAAGAACTGAGTCTATAGCAGGTGAATTCTTCAATATGAAAGACATGGCCAAAGCAGATGCTACCTATTTCAAGGAGCTTATGCCTCACCTTGCAGAGCTTACATCAGCCTTTAAATCAAATAAATTATCCCTGTTTCTTGAGAAATTCGATATATCCCAGGAAGGACTGAGAGGTCTCAGGGGTAAAGAGATTGAGAGGTCTCCGATAGCAAGACTATTCGGAATGAAGACTCTTATGTTCTTCTTAGGAGCTGGTGACCACTATCTGAGAGCCAGAGTAGCTATAGCAATGGCTAATAATACAAAGCTGAAAGATGCCAAAGGTAATGATATTTCTCTGTGGGATGCCCTTGAAACAAAGCCTATTGACCCTAATAAGCCTAATGCCGGTGCTCAACTGGTATTGAAGGAAGGAGTTAAGAAAGCTGATGGTTCAGAGTTCACTACAAAGGATTATTTCAGTTTGAGCAGAAGATATGGTAGATTGATTCAAAGAGTGGTAGGTAATGCCAATGAAGGAGACAGAGCTATGGCTAAACAGTATATACTGGGTAAGCTGGGTATGCAGTTTAGAAATTTCATGGTTCCCAACTGGAATGCAAGATTCCAAAAATCTACTTATGATGTAGGTCTGGGTGCTGAAACTGAAGGATATTACAGAACTGCTGGCAGAATAGTGCTGAATGCTCTTAAAGAGCTGAGAGAAGGTAGAGCTCTGTCCAATATGAATCTTACAGATTTGGAAAGAGCCAATCTGAAGAGAGCTGCTGCTGACTTTGGACAATTTGCATTGGTAGTACTTGCATTTAACCTATTAGCTCATGGATGGAAAGATGATGAAAATCCATGGCATAAGAGAATGATTCTATATCAACTCAGAAGAATGCAGACTGAGTTAGGTGCTATGCTTACTCCTAAAGAGGCTCTTAATATTCTGAGGTCTCCTATTGCAGCTACTTCTATCATAGAAAGTACCTATAACTTATCTACTTCAATACTATGGCCACCTGATTGGTTCAATGAAGTAGAATCAGGAAGATTCGAAGGTAAGACCAAATTGGGCAGAAGTATTGCAATGAGTCCCATATCACCATTCCAGACATTCTACAATACAATGAATCCTGAGATGCTGATGAGGTCTCTGGAGAATTAGGTGTAGACAGTTAAAAAAAAACTTGGGTAGTAATAACCCAAGCCTGTAGAAAGAAAGAGAGATAGTGTAAACTATCTCTCTTTTTTTTTGTAGATTATTCAGCAACTACATACTTCACTCCCTTGTAAATCAACCACTTAATAGTGTTGATATTTACAGGACGGAGAGAATCAATACTCATATCCATGCACTGATACTTACCATCTCTGGAGGTGAATTGAACCTTGTAACCTCTGAGGATTCTATCCTCCCCTTCATTCACAGGAAGAATAGGATTCTTGACCAAATCCTCAAAGTGCTTGGCAGCTACCTGAGAAATGCTCTTCTTAGAAGCTTTGGCTTTCTCAACAGCTTCTACAAAAGCTGTAATTCGGTCATTAATCTCCTTATTAAGAGCCTGTTTGGTTTTGGGAGTATCCTGCTTCTTGAAGCATACAGTGAATACCTCAGGGCCTGAGATAGCTTCAAAGATACTCCTGATACCCAGTGTACCATCTCTTTTATCCTCTTTGGTTACCTTCTTCTCCTCAAGAGTCTCATCAGCAGATACCATAAGTTCCCTGATATAGGATGTACTGACAGTTACATCAGTATTACTCTCAGTATGACGCAGTTCTGCAGTTCCGTCATTACGCAATTTCAGGACTCTGTAATGAGATTGCTCAGAGAGGAAGTCCCCTTCTTTAATGTTTTTAATCATATCATCATTTCTTTTAAAGGAATAGCCAGCTCTCTCATCTGGGGATGAGCATTCTGTGCAGTTCTTAATTCAAAGAAGTGTTCCCAGTCTGACATAAAGCCAGTCATACACACTTCAGTTTTGAGAGAGTTAGGAAGTACAGCTCTTGCCTGCTGGGGAGTCCAAGGGGTAAAGGTCTTCTGAGTAGGAACATCATTTGCAAAAGTAATTGCCTCTCCTCTAAGTAAGTCCAAGTAAGTTCCCTCAGCTGACTTACAAGCATTCATAAAGAGTAATTGCTCTGTAGAATTACCTGAAAGCCAGAGAGGAAGTATAAAAGTAAGCTCATTCCCAAACTTATCCTTGGAATAGTTACAATATCTTGTACTTTCCTGAGCAAAAGAGAATACTCTGTGGCGAACTAACTCATGAGAAACTCCCCTATCACAAGTGAAGTGTACAGTTACTCTTTTCTCATGTCCTTCCATAGGCTCAGTTTGATACTGCAAATCTTCAAGAAGGTCATTTTCATAGAGAATTCTGTAATTAGTAGTTACATATACAAATGCTTGGTCACTATTGACTCTGGTATGGGGGTCATGAAGATACTCCTCCCAAGCAAGTGTTTCATTTTTGGGGATAGTAAGGTATACAGTACCATGCTCAAGCATGGCTGTATGTTCTCTCTCCATGAGCATCTTCACCATTTTCTCAGCAGTACTTTCCCCAATCTTATCTTCGGATTTGTAACAAACTCTGGCACATCTTTCTATCTGCTTATAGACACCAGATATACCAGGCTCTTGTGCCCAAATCTCTGCTGATGGTCTAATTAACCTCATTTTCTTCCATTTATTTCTTCCAGAGTTTTGTATCTGGTAAGCATTACCTTAACAGGATATACAATAGCCAGACTATTCATGTCAAACTCAGCATTTTTGCACACTCTCTGACAGATAGGTGCAGATGAGTTCTCACATTTTTCGTAAGGCACAAGAGCTCTGATGAATTGATATCCTATTTTATAGACATCAATAGACCATTCAAACCCATCCTCCTCTTTGACAAACTGTGAGTCGTAGATAGGGTAATCCTCAAGAAACTCAAGGATTGCCCTCCCACTGACTACAGCTTCAGGGGATACTTCTTCAATCACTTTGAGAGCCTTCTGACTCTCAGGTCTTATTTCTTTCATTATTCCGCTACTGCAAAATCATCCTCCTCCCAGCCCCCATAAATAGTTCTAAGCCCTTCAAGTTTAGCAGCCATTCGGTCTGCTATATCTTTGGGAGTTATAACAGCTCCTCTTACAAACTCATCAAGTTCTTTGGGAGTACAACCTTTGGGTACCTCCAATACGAACTCTTTACTGTAAGTAACACTTACAGTGACTCTCTTTGTCTCAGACCCTTCATTCCAAGGTGCTGCAGGGTCATGTTGAGCTCCGGGAGGATAGTTTCCATTACTGCTCATAGTTAGGCTGTTAAAAGATTTTCAATCAGAGTCTTGAAGACTGGGTAAGTCATAGGACCAGTAGTCTTGGAAACCACCTTATCCTCCTTGAAACAGATAATAGTAGGAATTGCTACTATTCTGAACTCATTGATGGCACAATCATCTTCAGAAACATCTACATTCTCGAACTCCACATCAGGGAACTCCTTAGATGCTCTTTCCATGATGGTGTCCATCATGACACATAGACCACACCAAGGTGCTCCATACTTTACTACTTTGTACTTCATAATACTCCTTCCTTTCTCATTACATCTCTTACCTGAATAATAAGGTCTTCCAGAGAGCCATTATTGTCTATCTCATATTGAAACCATGGATAGTCATCAAGGTCTCTCTCTGATTGATGTACTTCCCTATTAACCTCATTCTTGTGAACTCTGATTAAAGTACCTGACCTACTATTGACAGAATCTGCTTCATCTTTAAACCTGACATCAGTTATTAACCAATCCTCAGGTTTACCATCCATCACAACTTTGTCATATTTATTCATTAAGAGGTCAACCCATATACCCTCATGTATATTCTTTCTGAAGACCTCAGTCCCCAGCTTCTGCATGAGTTCTCTATAGGTGCTTATCTCCAAGGCACTCTTGGTCCATGTATAAGGGACATCAGAGTTCTTGAACCACTCATTCTCAAGCTGCTCCATAGTGCACCCTGTAAGAGTGCATACTACCTGCTTCAGCTTGTGGGCAAATGACCTTTGTTTCCAAGTGAAATAGTGGCTATAGGGTTTCCACTCTTCCCTTCCTTCTATGCAAGCTAATACATAGTCTATGTCATTTACATACTTTGTTCCGACAATCTCCTTATACCGAGGACTTGCCTCGAATATAAGGAGTTGCCAGATTAAAGCCACAGTATTCTTGCCACTTTGTTTGTGGCCTGAGATTCCTATAATCATCAGTTATTATCTAACCAATTCAAAAGGTACCAGGCAAGAGCTATAATAAGAATTAAGGCTATTGCGCCTACCATATCATTAGTATTTTTTTTTAATGAATCCAATGGTCTCCAATAGATACATCCGCACCAAGAGGTATAATCTCACAGAAGATATCTCCTGCTCTAACCATACAGTCTACCAGTTTCTCAGATACCTCTTTAGTTAATTCACTTGGGCATTTCAGATTGATTTCATCATGGACTGGAATAGTATAGAGAACTGTAAATAACAAATCATTCTCTTCTAACCAATGGAATAACTTAATAGAAGCAAACTTAAAGCACAAGGCACCAGTACCTTGAATCACTATGTTACCCTATCAGCTCTTTATCTGATAGTTCTACTGATTTCTCAGTAGGTCGGACTATATCTTTATCTCCGAAATATTTTATTATATTATTAGCAAAAGTTAAAAGCTCCTGTCGGGAAGCAGAGTTTTTCATGGAGTTAGCCTTTTTAGTTAGAACCCAGACATTTCCCTTAATATACCCTTTAGAAGAATCAATCCTGTCCAGAGAATATGTCATCTCATAATCTCCCTGGGTGCCTACCTCAAAGGGCACATTCAAAAGTGGACATTTTTCAGGGATAATTATATCGGATAATTCTAAATTAAAGTCTAACCCTCTTCTTTTAGCTCTATTCTTACACTGCTGTAGCATTTTCTTTCGAGGGTCTAACTCCCTCCAAGACTTTCTACGAATAGCTTTTATAGTTTCATTGTCTTGTAATCTCCGTCTTCTCATATACTCCTTACTTTCTTCCCTATGGGCCTCTCTATAAGCAGTTAAACAAGACTTACAGTAGACAGTTTTACCGTCCTTTTGTTTTCTGTCATTGTAGAATTCACTCAGGGGCTTAGTTTCCCCACACTTAATACATCTTTTCATAAATAAATTAATTTATGCAAAGATAAGTAAAATAAATGAATTATCCAAATGACTAATAAAATAATTCAAAGATAGCTTGCACTCGTGTCTATTTCTCCATAGAAATCTCCTTAGGATACTTTAGTTAGTCTCTGAACCTTTCCAATATTTCTATTGGACTTGGCTGCTGATTAACATATCATTTCTGACTTAGCCTTCCAGCAATTCACAAGCTGTTTACTGTAAAATCGCTTCTACAGGTCCCATTCTCATAGGATAATTGATACTTTGCTTTTCGGATGCAGACTTTCTTTTGAAATAATACTTTACAGGATGGACATATACATCTGCAAGGGTGACATTCCAAGTTTTATGAAGAATCTGATTGGCTTTCTTTTCTACATAATCATACTCACCTACCATATCCTCGAACTCATCCCCATTGGCAAATCTTTCATAGATTTGTCTTAAAACCTGAGGAGGTATGTTCCAGGACTGCTGACCTTTATACTGTTTGTATACAGACCAGAAATCTCCTCCAAACCTTTTCTTGATGCCCATAAGAATCTCATAATCATAGATATGTGCTCTATGTCCGGTCTTTTCATTAAGAAGAATATAACCTTTATTCATAACATCCTTGCGACGGAAGTCCTGATATAAGGCCATTCCTCTAAAACCAGACATATAGTTGTCATAGATTTCTTGAGCTTCCTGAATGGGTATACCCTTATTGACACTGATGGTATTTGCATCACCACCATAATTAATGGCAAACTCTACACCCTTTGCCTCCTGTCTCCAATTATGACCTAATCTTTTGACATCTTCCAAGGCAATTCCCTCCAAATGTTTAGGATATGCCATCTTAGCTGCCAGAGAATGAAGGTCTCCCTTTCCTCTCCGGAAAAATTCTATCATTGCCTCATCCTTAGAGATATTGGCAATAATGACAGATTCCTGCCCCTGATAGTCAGCAGAAATCCAATCATGCCCATATGAAGAGACAAAACAAGCTCTGGTCTCTTTATCACTGGGTATGTTTTGAAGATTGAGATACTCTTCTTTTGTTTGTTTGTTCTTTCCACCACAACTCAATCTGCCAGTATCCATCAACTGATTGAACTGAGTATGGATTCTTCCTGATTTGGGATTAATCTGGTCAAGGAAATTCTGTCCATAAGTAGATACAATCTTCTGAGCAGCCTTATATTCCAGATAAATAGGAGCAATAGAAGATTTGTCCTTCTGAGGCTCAATTACCTTCGACTCTACAGACTTCTTCATTTCTCCAGTATCCTTGTCTTTGACAAGAAGATTAAACCCCAGATGCTCCATAATAGGAATAACCTGAGTAGGGGAAGACCATTTCACAAGACATTGTGCAGAAGCTTGGCTATCAGAAAATAAATCTCCTTGTACTTGTTTGAGAATCCAAGGATTTTTATTAGGCACAGCCCATGCTTCTGTCTTCCATTCAGGAGTATTTATATCCTGTGCAGGAACTCTTCTTGCATTTTTCTTCTTCCTTATCTTCAGCCTCTCATCGTCTATCATGTAATTAGTACCCTCATTGCTTGTCCAAAGCACAAGGTGTTCTATATTCACAGTAGAAACTTTAAGACCAGGAGTAGTTTCACAATAGTTGATGAGCCACTCATCGAGCTTTTTCTCAGCTTCTTTAAGTCTTCTCTCATCCTTAAGCATCTTGGCTTTCCACTTCTCTGCATCGAGTTTTACTCCACAGTATTCGATATAAGCCAATACTCTTACGAATTTATTCTCAACTTCTATTGCTACAGAAAGCTGCTGTTCTGCAAGAAGTTTATCCTGAAACTCCTTAATTTTTTCCAGGTACTTGACATCATCACAGGAATAGATAATGACCTCTTCGGATAGACCATTGTAGTTAATCTTTCCTCTGACTGTCTTATCCAGTTCAATTCCAAGATATCTGTCAGCTGCATCCTTAAGACCTAAACCCGGAGAGCCTGGGAGGTACCCAAGCCAGAGAATTTTCTCTGCCAGATAACCATCCCAGACATTCTTGATTATGATTCTTTTGTGGTAAAAGAACTTAAGGTCGAACTTTGCATTCCAGAGAAGAAATAGTCTGTCTGATTCAAGATACTCTTTGAACAACTGTACATCAGTGGTAGTACAATCTACCATAACTTGATGCTCATAATTACCCAACTGAATAGATATAAGTCTCTTTGTATAGACATCGAAACCCTCAGTCTCAGTATCCAAGCCTACTACTCTCATAGGCTCAAGAATCTTGAGAGCTTCTTCAGCTGTGATAATCACATACTCTTTGCTTTGTTCAAAGAGGTCTTGTCTCCCACTGACTAAATACCTCATTTTTTAAATGTTACAGTGTAGCCATAGCCAAGGATATAATCAATATATTGAATCTCCCCAGCACCCTCAAGGAAAGTCCCAACCCTCAATTCAGGGCCTCCTCTTGGTTCTATGGCTATGATTTTTCCTGAATCATCATCTTCTCTGTAAAGGGTTGGATGTTCAACTTTCAGAAGATAAGTCGTCGATTCAAGCCCTTTAGCAGATTTCAGTTTCTTCAGGTGGTTTTGGTACTCTCTTGATTTGAGAGTTATAACTTCTTCCATACGACCATCCGATTGATGTCAAGATTCATACCATGATTCTTGAGGAAAGGTATTCCCAGTACACCATGAATTTTCTTGCCAATACTTGTCTCGAATCTCTGGAAAACTCCATCAAGACTTGCCACTGTGTACAAATCTGTCAGCTTTGAGTTTCTATGAGTAAAGGTAAGCATGTAGTCGAGTGCAGTTCTGTCTGCACCATCTATACCATAATAGGTACTTCCTTTGATGGCCTTTCTTTCCTCCTCACTGAACTCATCTATTACCCTGGCATCCAGATAACAGCTATTAGCTCCAGTATCTACAAGGAAAGTGTATTTTGTCCCATGCTGGGACGTAAGAGTGATTAACGGAGTTCCAAACTCCGTCAAAACCTCATAATCTACAGGAATATGCTCCGAAGGATTTGTAAAGATTACAGCTCCTTTCTTGGCAGCATATCCAACCCCTGTAACTATGAGTAGAAGAATTACGAGATAAACAATCTGTCCTACCATTTTGTAAATTTAATTGCAGGCACACCCTGCTACACCAGTGGAACCAAATCCACCTCTATCAACTGCACCGAGTTGTTCTACCTCAATAAACTCAAATCCATCTGAAAAGAGCCACTTGAGCTTATCCCAAAAGGTTGCCTTTTGAGACAGTTGAATCCTGAACTGACAGATTCTGTCCCCCCTGTATACTTCTCCATCTCCGAAGAAAAGAGCAGGGCATTTCCATTGGTCATTATCACCACAGTAAGAGTTATCAATGACACCAATACTGTTGGGAACAATGAATCCAAAGTTCTTAGGAGTACTGCTTCGAGGGGCTACAATAGCCTCGAAGCCATGAGGGAGGTCCATAGCTACCCCAAGAGGAATATAGAATAACTCTCCCTTAAACCCTCTTACAGGCTCTGCAGCTTTGAGGTCAATCCAATCTCCCTTGGCAAAATCTGCGACCTTACAGCCAGGATTGAAATATTTGATATATACTTTCAGTCTCATTTTTGGAATTTGTAAGTTTCATCCACAAGATTTTCTCCCGGATGTTCTACTCTGTAAAATACTTGGTTAGTAGTAGGCTTATCAAGCCCTCCTACATTTTGGCTATAAGGCCCGAGTTTAATGAAATCAAAGTATTTAAGGTTGATTTTATTAGACAATTCTTGCCTACCACTATACCAAGCCACCTTTATCCCAGAGCCTTTCTTGACCCACTCAGCCAGAAAATCTATCCAACTGGGTTCAGAATCTCCTCCCATGAAAGCTACACAAGTGATGCCCCTGTTAAGAAGTATCATACTTTGTAGTTCCATGATAGATAAAGGTTCACCAATGTCCTCTGCCAAGTGAGAGCTATGACAGCCCTCACAATGACACGGACAATTAGAAATATTTATACATAAAGTAGTTTCACCAGGAACTTCTTGGAATGTTACATCAGTGTCTACATATTTGAGCATTCGTCTTTACTTCCATTATAATAGAATCTTTTACTTGCTTCTTCCTGTCTTGCCATAGAGAAAGAAGAAACTCTTTTCAGATAACCGATTACCCGAGTAGCATAATCTATATTCTTGCTGCCACAGGAAGGACACTCTTTCAAGTATCTCTTGTCAATGTGGCCACAATCATTACAGATAGTGTTGGGAATGTTATAAGTGAAATAATTGGTTCCCTCTCTCGCAGCTACTTTCAGAAGGTTTCTGTACTGCTCTTTACTTAGATGTTCCTCTAAGTTCATGTGCAGTGCACTTCCTCCATCAAGATAGGTTACATATCTCTTTCCGTGAAGCCTAAACTTCTCAAGAATATTGAGAGAGCTATCTTCAACAGCATAGAAATAGGAGTTATAACAGTCTCTTGGAACTTCATAGCCAGCTACTTTATCCCACTTGGCATGTTTTACACCCAGATTCTCTGCTGGTACGAATTCTGTATTGAACATCAGCTCTTTAGTACGGGCTTTCTTATTCTCTTCAGAGATAGTACTGAGAATCATCTGAATGAAAGCCTGATAGTCTTCAGTATCCTTGGCTTTAATACCAAGGAACTCAGCTGCTTCTACTACTCCATTGACACCAATAGTGAGATACTGCTTTCTCAGGTCAATGAATCCTGCATTGTAGACAGTCAGCATTCCTGCCTCATAGAACTCCTTAAGAAGCTCATTGTAAGAGGTTTGGAATTTATGCACAAGCTGAACTTTCTCTCTCAGATACTCCTGAATAGAAAGTTTCTTGGCTACAGCATCCTGAACCAGTCTATTGATGTTAAGAGTCATCACTGACTTGGAACCAGTAGCAACACCTCCAGCACCTAAAGAATAGGAGAACTGATTCTCTTGCACTTCATTTCTCAGTCTGCAACAGCTACTAAGGCTATCAGGTGAATCAGACATATAGACAAAGAAAGAGTGTCCTTCAGACTGCATTTCTGCAGTAAAGTCAGCATATTCCTTATCTAATACATCCTCACCATCAGTCAGAAGAGCCATTGTTTCTACAGGGAATGTCAGCAGGTCTTTGGTTCTCTCCTTATTGAACCACTTCATGAACTTTCTTTGCAACCAGTCCAATGATTCCCACGAAGGTTTGGTACCATCTGGGAACACAAAGTCTCCAAAGATACCTTCGAAGTAGTTCTTATCAAAGTAGGAGATATTCCAGAATACAGATTGGAAGTTCCTTGCAGCTGCAGGCTGATTGAGATAGTAGACCACATTCTGAAAGTAATCTTCAATAACCTGTTCAATGGTTCTTGCCCCCTCCTGAACAATGTCTTGATAATATCCTACAGTAGGGTCAAAGACTTCCTCAACCTTGGTATTGGACTGCTCTACTACTCTTTCAAAGTCTTTCCAGTAGTCCTCTCCCCACTCCTTTTTACAGAAGTAGTCGAAGTACATAAGGAACTCAGGAGTAGCTACAGCACCAGCAAACTGAGCTGCAATGGTAAATACCATATTCACAAAGATACCACAGAAGGACCTCAGATGTTTAGGAGGTCTTGATATACCTCCAAGGTCTCTCAGTCCATTCAGAAGCATAGGATACATTGTGATAGCCACACAGTAAGGATAGATAGGAGCTGTTTCATCATGCTTATAGAGCTCATGACTTTCAAGCATTCTGTCATACTCATTGGCTACTACAGGACCCCAAAGCTTCATATTCATATCTCTCATTCTACTCCTGTTGAGCTGAATGAACTTACCCTTCTGAAGCTCTCCTGCCAATGTAGTGACATTCTTCATAGTCACATTGGCATTAGAATCGAATTTACTTCCAGTCGCAGCATTCTGGGACTTCATATAATCCTTGATATACTGCTTCATCCCGACCAATTCTCTTTCATTCTTATGCTCCTCTCTATAGAGAATAAAAGCCTTTGCCACTTCAAAGTGACCAGCTCTCATAAGGATGAATTCCACTTGGTCCTGGATTTGTTCAATAGGGATATTATCCCCGATAACTACCTGTGATACAAGTTCTCTGATGCCTTGAGCATCAATAGCTTTACCTGTAGCATTGAAGGCAGACAGTATGGCTTTGAATATCTTGGAACTATCATAAGGCTGAATAGTCCCATCTCTCTTAATTACATTCATTCCTTCTCAGCCTGGTGATTTTACGGATTCCATTAACCTGATAGGTCTCATATGAATAATCATATTTACCCTCTCTTATATGCCACAATAACTCTTGCAACAATCTTCTCCAGCCTTTCAGAACCTCCCCTGTCTTACTGTCCAGAAAGTCTCCTTCCCAGAAAGTATCCTCGAACTCCCAAATCATAGGAGTTTGATTGTATCTATTGATTACAATGAACCAATAGGGAAGAATAGTAAAGTCTCTGAAATATTCATCCTTGCTGATAAGAGCTTTGAGAATCTGTGTATACAGAGTTCCCTGAAGCATATAGAGCCATTGGATAAAGGAATCCTCGAACTTTTCCTCATCCTTACCTGTAGTCTTCAGGTCTACAGGTCTTATGGTCTTTTTGGCATGGTCTACTATACAGAAGTCCATCATGCACCTTACAGCACATTCAGCTATTTCCTCTGTTCTGAACTTCAGCTGATATATCTTCTCTACCTCAGGCTCAAAAGGATTTACAAAGAAGATTTTCTTAGTGAAGGGATTAGTTCTCAGAGCTTCGACACAAGCCTGTGCTCTTTTGTAATCCTCAGTAGACATAATAGTCTTATCTCCTGCCAGGAAGAGTAAACCATAAAACTCTTTTCCTTTGGAGATGACATCTCGAAGTCTTGTTTCATCTTTCCAGTTAGGATAATATCCCACCTCCTGCATTGCCTCCAACAGAATAGATTCTTTGACCAATTCAAGAGACCTTGCAGGATTCTCTTGGTCAAAGGCTTTCTTACAGATAGTCTCTATCTTGTCAGAAGTAGACGGGAAATCCACGATGAAGAATCTCTCCTCCAAGGTCTCAGGTTCTGTCATAAGACAGTCTACCAAAGAGCCGAATCTAAGAGCTTCTGCATCCTTCTTATCATGCAAATGGGGTATTACCTTCTGTGACTCACGAGCAAATGTACTTAGCGTAGAATAACTTATGGCTGGGTCTGCTCTGTACTCCTCCTCAGTTACATTCCACGCAATTTCCTTAATACTCTTCATCAATGGGGTTTTCCTCCTCTTCCGGTTCAGTATCATCCAACCACCCTGGGTCAATTAATGATTGATAGTTACTCACTTCTGCTTCCAGAGTCTGTAACTTCTCTACATTCAGCTCTTGATACTTGGGATTGGGAGATTCCTTCTTCTCATTCCTCTTTATCCTTACCAGACAAGAATGAACAAGTTCCCACAAAGACTTGAAGTCTCTGGTCTTTATAAAAGTCTCAGCCAATGCTCTATCCTTAGGAGGTAGCTCAGGCACCAGAGACTTGATTTTTTCCAGTGGGGTCATAACTCTTGATTATTTGTATTGCGTGATTAATCTGTGCAACTGAGTGTACCTCGAAGAACTTATAATGTATTCCTGTAATTTGGCTTGCAAGCCAATCGAGAAACATCTTTTTCTTTATAGGATATCTGTCATTTGCATATCCCTTAGCATCAAAGAAGCAGTAGAGCCTATCTTTAATAACCAGGAAATCTGGAGTATAGGTAATAGGAAGCAGAGGCCTTGTTATAGCCTCCACTTCTCTCCTATTACTTTTACTCGGCTGATAAGCCTCTATATTTTCAAGACGCCTGTTCTGAGGAGTCCATATATGAACCTTATAAGGTTCATATTGGACAAAGAATCCAGCCTCTATAAGCTTAAGATAACAAGACTTTTCGAGTTTACTTTTGAAATGGATTCCCTCCAAATCAACAGTAGTAGCTCCTTTAATCTTCTTATTTTCCACTCTTTTTGAACAAGGCTCTCTTGAAATCTCTCAGGATTCTGCAGGCAATACCTGCATCTTCAGGACTTCTGAAGGCTGCAAAGTTACGGAAGTTGGCGATATCTTCCTTATAAACCTCTATAACTTTGCCATCGCTTGCACTAATCCCGAAGATTCTGGGGGAGTTCTTGATATGGTCAGGGTACTGCTCATCCAGATATTTTGCAATGACCATCTGCAGAATATCGAAGGTTGCGCTGGGATATACACCGGACACCTCATTGAGAAACTCTACAGTTTTCCCCAGTGTCCAGTCTTTATTCTGTGCCAGAAGATTCACATAGAACATGAGGTCCATAGGAATGTCTTCTCGCTTGAGAAGCTCCGGCTTATTGGATTTCTCTTTCAGAAGCCCTACTTCCAAGAGAATAGGAAGAATTCCCTTGGTAATGGGAGTAGACAGGGTTACAGTAGCTCCTTCAGGAGATTTAGTAGAGAACACTACATGGTCCCCCAAGGCATACTCCTTCTTTGTGGCAGGATTATAATACTTTTTCATACCAGTTTATGGTTGTGTTATTTTTTCTTTTGAGAATGACATTTATTTCATCAAACATAGTTGTTTCGAATCTTTGTCTGGTCCTTGCGAAATACGCAGGATGAGGGACCTCAAAGACCACATTACTATTATTGATATAAGGCCTGAATGTCTTGGCCTGAGCACCATAGAGCACATAGATAAGTCCAGGACTATACATTGAGAGATTAGTCAGCATTTTGCTGATGAATGACCTCCAATACATAGTATGTGAGCCTATTCTGTTGGCTTCTACAGTCAGAGCTGAGTTAATCATCAGGATTCCCTGTTTAGCCCAACTCTCCATGCTATTATCGAACCTCACCACTCCATGAGGAATAGTGGGGTTCAATACAGCTTCTTTAATGACCTTCAAGGAAGGCGAAAGATTCTCTTCTGAAGTGTTCGGATTATTACCGAAGAGTATTCCAGTAGCTACTCCAGGCTGAGGATAAGGGTCTTGACCAATCATGACCACTTTTAAATCCTCATAGGGACAAAGACGAAAAGCTTTGAATACATTCTCTTTCAATGGCCAGATGGGGTATTTCCCATACAATCCATCCAAAAGAGCAAGTACTTTGTCCATTTCATCTTTGTCAATTACTTTCAACCAACCTCCGAAGTACTCCTCCTTCGTCATATTACAGAGTTTCTGCCAATAGTCTCTGCACAGGCAGCCACCACGTCTCCCACATCACTCGGAGATGCTAAAAGACTATGTGTAATATAATGGCTCAAATCAGAAATGACTACTTCTCTTCCTGATGTTGAAGTCACCATATACTCAATAATGTCTTTTTTTATGCTCTTACAGAGCATATCATTTCTCCTATAGACATTGTTGGACACAAGGAGTACCCTGCTCATCTCTCGTAAGCCCCCTCTAAGTTTATACTTCTTAGCAAAGATAAGGAGGGGACTTCTGTTGGCATCCAAAACTGTACCTCTGCCTACATAATAGACAGTACCTGTATTAGTAGTAACCTTCACGAACTTATTATTATCTATTCTCAGACCTTCTCTGAAAATAGTAATTACAGTCCTTTTTGTAACACTACTTCCCAACGAAAATCCTCTTATGAAGCTTACTTGAGGTGTCTCCCCCAAAGGAGTATCTGTTTCATCAAGAAGCCTGGTTAGTTTGGCGTAGATAGAACTACCTATAATGCAGGGTATAATTACTTCTCCAGTTCCCACCCTCATAGAGCAGGTGAAACCTATATCATAGGCATTTCTATCCCTGTCAGATGTAGGGGCTTGGAAAGAGAAGTGGTCCTCCAGTATACTGCTAAGTCCTTGTGAAATCATCGCTCTACCTTAAAATCCATGTAGTCTGCCCTATAGGTGGTGAGGAAAGGAGTCTCTCTTGGGAAAGGCAATCCACATTCATTAGCACAGAAATTGGTGAAGATATTCACCATCACAGATGCAATCATATTCGCCATATAGGAAGTCTGTTTGTAACTGCAAAGAGTTTCCTCTGCCTCTTCATCAGAGAAGAGATACTCTTCCTCATACTTCCTCATAGCTTCTCTATTGTCTCCTGTAATGGCAAATACTTGAAACTCTTCAGCTGCCAGTCTACCATCAATGAAGAGATAACTTCCAGCATCTAAAGAGTTAATTGCTGCCTCCTTCCACTGCTGAAAGAATACCTTTCTCGCCTCCATATTGTCGAAGCCACAAATCATGATAGGTGAGACACCAGAGTGGTGAGTGTATCTTTCATGAATAGTGTAGATACTATAATAATAACTATACTCATTAATCATGGTCCTCAAAGCATCTACCTTGTAGCTTCCTAAGTACCTACTATCGAAGAGCTGTCCAGAGAGATTTGCAACTTCCACTGTATCATCATCATAGAGAGTAAGTCTTGCAGGTTTCATTCTTCCCAGAAGAAAACCTACATAACTGCCGATACCACCACATCCTGCTAAGGTAATATTTTTTTCTTTTACCTTTTCATACCAGATGGCTGAACTGAACCTTGAAGTAGTTTCATCAGGACCTGTTGCAGGATTTACAGGGATAAGACCATCTACATTTACTTCTTCCATACTTAAAGAATATAAGCCTCAAGAAGTTCTCTGTACCCTTTCAGATACTTATTCTCAGGCAGTTTGTCTATTTCTACCAAGAGGTCATGAGCCAAGATGGCATTCATTTCCTCAATAGTAGCTCCTTTAGTTTCCAGGTCTCCACTATCTGCATTCCAGAAAAGGAATTCAAGATAAGAGTCGGCCCATTCCATGAATCCCTGAAGATTGCTGAAGCCTTTGTCATAGACACCAGCCATATTGGGGACAAATCTCTGAACATTGAAATTATCTCCTGTCATAGGACTGCCCTTAATCATCTTTCTCAAGACATCCTGTACAGACTCTTCAGGGTAATGAACTTTGTCATAAGGAATTTTCTCTCCCCAGAGGGTAGTTTGAAGACCTTGGTTCTCTTTCTCAATGTAGACTTCATCCCCTTCTTCCCATTTAGTGATACCAGCCCCAATCTTCTTCGAATCCTTCTGGGAATTCTGAAAAGGGAACTTCTGCTGAGCCACATTCGCAGGGCCCGCAGATACCTCTTTCTTTGCAGGAGTGGAATAATTATGAGTATAGGGATTATATCCTCCATAACCTCCATAGGTTACAGTAGGAACAACCTTTGTCTTATTCTTCGCACGAAGTTCCTCAAGGGTTGCGTCCAATTCAGGAAAGGGAGAAGAAAGAGCCTCCTTCTCAATATCCAGAGGGAATGCCTCGATGACAGTGCTTTCTTCCTCTATCTCTTTTCCTTCAATACTTACAGGAACCCCCTGATAAGTCTCATAGTTATAAGAGATAGTGAACTTTTCCTTGTAATGAATTTTTCTGGTGACCTTTGCAGTATACACACCTGCATTGTTCACAATCAGAGAAAGGAAATGATTTCTATCGAGTCCCTCCTGTAAGAGAGTACTCTGGTCAGTACCAGAGAAGAATGTGTGCATGTTATTATGCGAATGAATGAGACCCATCTGACAGTCAGCAAGTTCATTCATCACAATATAATATGCAACATCTGTAGTGATTTCAAATTCTGTAGCTCCTGCAGAGCCAATGTCCTGAACTACCATGTCCACAGCTGTGAGGACAAGGTTATTCTCTTCAAAGCTTCCTTCTGTCTTGTAGAACAGGACTCCTGACCATTCAAGAGAAGGAACTTTCTTACAGACATACTCAATCTTCTTAAGCAGTTCTGCTTGAATCTTGAGTTTATAGTGTGTAGTTACGTCCTTCAACTGAACCGAAGGAACTTGGGGTGTTTCCATAAACTAAGGTTATGTGTGTTTCTATTGCCTGAATAACAGCAATTACCAGGCCTGTATTGAGAGTTCTTGATGCTTCCTGTATAGTTAAGTTTTCTGTAGTCTCAGGAGGAATATAATGGAAAGTGACTGGATTCCCCTTAAAATAGAACAGGTGTGTGCCTTCATAGTTTGCATAACTTCTGTTATCAGTAGTAGATTCCGAAATATAATTTATCAGTTTTCCATTCCGAACTATACTGTGCTTGATAATAAAGTTCTGAAGCAACTCTTCATAGGTGGCTGTAATCCCTCCAAGATGTCTTTGGGTATTGAACCATTCTATGAACATGTTACTCATTTTCTCTACTGTCTCAATCATAGGACTCCCCCAGAAATAATGGTCATTCGCAAATGCAATGAAGAGGCCAGTCTCTTTGAAGTGTCTACAGAAATAGGTGACAAACTCTGAAAAGTGCTCCTCGGAGAAGTT